TATTTACATAAAAGTATTCACTAATATCAGATGTCACGTTTTTCCTACGTGCCGTGTGTGAACACGCACTAGAAAAACGCTAATCTTATTTTAACCACTAATAGATGATGAAAAAAGAGACTAAAATAGAGGGGTAGGAGGGGCCGAAGGCCCCTTTTTTGTTTTTTCGTTTAGAATGAAAATATATATTATCAAATTAGAGAATCTAATCTAGTTTTAAACGAAAAAGGAGGATTTACTATGAATAGTATAATGGTAAAAGAAAGCTCTATGATACGATATAACTATAAAAATTCCCAGTTCAGTAAACGAATTGTGGAGCCGGCTTATTGGATGGCTGATCGTATCATATATAACAGTGACAAGAAAGAGGGTGGTGTATATTACAAGAACCATTCCCATGAATCAAATATACTCGGTGTTAGGTTTTTTAGTAAGAATTGTATGCCTAATATGGAAGGTATCAAGATAAATGGTCAGTTTTTAACATATCTCGAACCTAAACTAATTCGTTCATTGATGCAATCCGCATTATATGATAAGACGCTCAATGGGTATTGGTTAACATCCGATAAAGAGTCTAATAAACCTAAACCATATGAATATACATTGGATGATAATCTGAAACGAGCGTATTATATATTGGCTGGTATTATGACTAGTACTATAAGTCATATTCATACGAATGAAGATAACAGTATTGAATCGATACGATTAACAACACCTAAAACGATTACAAGTAAAGTTGTGTGTATGGTCACCTCTTTATTCGAAGAGATTCACCTAAAGGATGTAAGTCTTTCTATGGGTGTATCTGTTGGATATAATTCCAAGAATATGTATTTCGATGAAATCGTAATCATGAATGAAGTATTAGCAACTAGTGAAATGAACTCGGTATTGGAAAAGTTTGTTCATTTTTTACGCTTTATCTACCGTACAGGAATTATCAGTTATCGATGCTATCATGTCCCATCGGCAATATATGAGAGTCCTAAAGCTGTACAGGATATGTATATGCAAGGTATAGGATTTATGTATTCAATAGCTAGTAAATTCGACGCCGGTTCAACGTGTGGATATGTTATGACATCAAGTAGAAGTTTAGAGACATCATTGCGTCATCTATTTGATATTAGAGACGAATGTTATCGTATTAAATATTATGATACAGACAGCTATCGATGTACGATTACAAAAGCTGATGGACGAACAAAAGATATTCAGTCTATAATCGATAAACGCCCACATAAAGATGCAGATTTTCTTGAGGCGTTTCAATTGGATACAAATCCAACAGAACCATGCGTTCAAATCTTCTATGAAGGTGACTATATTGAAGTTGATGGTTTAGTTATCCCTAGTCGATAATAAAATATCCTGACTAATACAAATCGGTAATCAAGCAAAAATTAATGTATTAGTCAGGATATGACTGTCTAATGTTATCCCTTATGGATTCGGGAATCGTACCGACGTATAGAAAAAGTGGTTTAGGGCGGTCCAATTTAAGATGCCATAAGTAAGATGCATTATGTACTTGATCTGCAAGTCGATTGGTGCACTAAGTTGCCGCTAGTGAGTATATGGGAAAACCGAAGTATCTGTTTGAGCAGGTGGTATTCCGACGACAAAGTAGGAGCCGTCTTACGGATACTCTCGTTATACGTTGAAGAGCACGTAAGTCGTAGTTAAGATACTACGCTATTAAGCATGCAATAACTTAGGAATCCGGTACCGCGGGAGGTGCTAGGCTGTGGGATGAATCAGTACACATATCTATCAACAAAACATGGGACGCACCCGCGCTCCTCAATAGTCACTGGATGGTTATGATGTTAAACGGTAAGTTTTCCATCTGAATAGCATCGCTAGTAACCGTCACAAACTATGAGTGTGTGGGATTGATACTATGAAGGAGACTAAACGAATGAAAATTTTTGAATTAGAGGTCGGTGGTAAAGTGGTAGCCTACTCTAAGCATAAATATATGCTAGAACTCTACCTTGTCCAGCGAAACCTTGAGACATGTAATTTTCAAATCCTAAGGCGTAATATCAAAAAGGGAGACTATGTTGACCCTGAATTATTACTCTATTGCCTAGGAACGTTCGTTCTGACGGCTCAGGAGCATTCCTACGTGGAAATGCTTGGTGATGAGCACAGAACATACATTGAGAATCTTATCATAGGTCTAGAAGTTCTCGCGGGAGAGAATGCTCGAAACCTATCGAGTAAAGATTTGAAAGCAATCAAACGAACGATTAAAAGCCTTAAAAAGCAAACGTCATTCACAGAAGAAGAATCGACCCATATACTTGATACTATTACGGATCATCCGAATGTAGTTGACGAGTATATGGGTCAAATTAAGTTTATTAAAAGCGTATTACGAGGAGAGTGTTAGAATGATCAATATCGTAGCGATTGAGGGGTTAGATTGTAGCGGTAAAAGTACCTTTACAGCAGCCCTCACAGAAGTATTACAAACTATCGGGAAGAATGTACATGTTGAGTACGTTCATTTCCCAGATTACTCACTAGAGTCTGGTAAGCAAATCCGTGAGATTCTATTCCATGGAGATGTGTCTAAAACTCGCTCTAGAGATAAACTCATGCGTTTATTCATTAAGAATCGTCATGAGTGGTATGTAGCAAATTATGAACGGTTATCTCAATACGATAACGTAGTTATCTTAGCGGATAGATATCGTCATAGTAATGACTACTTGAATGCATCTAAATTCAGAGATGTACCAAAAGCAATGGCTAAATATACGGATATTGAATTGAATGGTTATCGAGTTCCAAAAGAAGTATTGAACTTCTTAATGGATACACCATTGGATTTAATTAAGCAGCGTGTGGCTGAAAAAGCTAAATCAGTTGGTATTGACCAATACGAAACAGAAGCTAACATTGAAAAGGTATTTAGTAAAAAGAATTTGGTGACTCGTCACTGTATGGATAAAAACTTCTTTATTCTACCTGGTCATATGATTGACCAAAACTACATGGAAGCGAAAGGTAATGAGTTATATCGTTCCAACGATAAGATGGCTGACTATGCTATCCTATACTTCTCATACCTGATTGCTAAACAAATTAATATCGTACTGGACAATCAAGGTCCACGTAATAAACGAGGTCACTTCTACATCGGTCGAATCTTGAAAGATCCTAAGATTAAGATTATGACGAAAGTGGAGATGGCTAAATTGCGTAGCGAAGTAGTTAACGGGTAAGGAGTTACCAAAAGATGAGTGAAGAAAAATTATTCAACCGAATCAACTTCACTGGTAAAGGAGCTGACTTCTCTTCTAACATGAGGAAGAGAAGCTTCTTCCTTACATATGGAAGTTGGTTATATTTTTTTGAACCGAACCAAGATGCGTTCGACTACTATTTGAAGAATGAAAAATTAAAGAAATACAAACACATTGTATTTTGTATCTCCCATGTTCATGATGATGCTATGAATGGTATCAATACGTTCTTAACGTATATCAATGAACGATTTGAAGGGAAAGAAACGGTATATATTGTAACTAGACCAAAAGCTGTAGTAGATACACTCTTAGCAGCTGGTATTTTACAAACGTATCATGACAAATCCATCATTGTAGATGAATTGGTGGACGTAGCATCACTCGATATCCTCACTGTTGGTATGAAACATGGTGATGTGGATAGCTGTGGTTTTTTAGTGAATGATAGAGAATCTAAAACAAATGATAATGTATTCTATACTGGTGATTGTGATTCCATTCTGACACCTATCTTAAAGATGTTCTTAGAAGGTACTATCAAATCACTAATCAGTGATGTTACATTACAAACTCCTTGTGATGACCATATTACATTCAATTTCTTTAGAGAACTTGTAAATACATATGGTCCAACAATCTTGTATCGAATTAAGTTTACTCATTTCCAAAATGAATATGAGTACAATGCCATTACCGAAATGGTAGAGCGTATGATATTCGAACATGTAAGGGTAAAATAAAGGATAGAAGATATAGGCAACAACCTATATCTTCTATCTATTTTTTGTGCATATATTATTACTATAGCTAGCGTTTTAATATTTGGAGGTGAATATAATGGGAAATGATAGTACTGTATTCGTTATGGTAGTACCCAGTGAACCCTATAGGTTATTCTGGGCAGAAGACCAAGCTACCTTGATTAGCTATGGTGTACAAAATCGTTGGAAAGAACAACGAGATTATCGCATAGTTTCTATGCTCCGCAGTAATTTTGAGGATATTGAACTACCCGCTGGTTCCTATACAGATGAAGTGTGGGAGTATAAAGAAGGGTTTTGGATTACCGAATCCGAACAAGAGATTTTGGAATCCAATTTAGATTATGAGATGGATAGTCTAATCCATCATTTAGAGAGTGCTCGTAAGATTCTAAAGGTCATGACTGGTGATGATGTGAAAGACTTACGTAAAGCCATTGACCGTCTATTGTTTGACCCAGAGATACCTAAAGGTGTATTTGAAGATTATACAAAAGAAGAGTTGGATGATTTCGCTGAGTATATCATCTTAGCAGAGAAGATTAACTATCCTAAGTATATCGATAAGATTTTCCCTAAAGATGGTAAGAAAAAAGGAAAGAAAAAGAAACGTAAGCTCGTTCCAGTCGATGGTGATTATCAGCTTTATTAGAAGATAATTCCATTGTGGAAAATATAGTAAGTATTTTATCTTAGAAAGGAGATTACTATGGAACAGAATGAAATCAATACACTTAAAAAAGAATACTTCCAACTCATGAAGCAGTTGGGATATTCCGTAGTATATGACCTCCATACTAAAAAACATGATGACATGTTTGATTTGGAGCTGTTATGTACTCACAAAGAAAATGACGAAGTCTTGTACTGTATGTATCAAATCGGTAAAACAAATGAACTCCGAGTTGAAAAGTATAAAGAATATCGTGATAATGGTAAACTCGATGAATTCCGTCAAGGGTTTATTAACTGGATTACGCATGTTACATTCAATGTGAATGATTTGATTGCATGTTTATTACATGAGGGGTATCATATCGAAGAGATTTATATCGATAATAAGATTCATTTAACCCCTAAGATTATTAAAACGGTAATGGATTCCCTTTGTCGTAAAGGAACTCCATTAAAACGCCTATAAGATAAGGAGGAATATAGTATGGGAAAACGTCGTAAACGTAAAAACAGAGCGACCATTTTCGAATTATTCGGTCGTAAGAAGAGTAATATCGAGAAAGTAGCAGAAATGATTGAAGAGCAGCATATCTATAACCAACGTGTTAAAGCTGTATTCGGTACACTAGGATATTTACAAGGTGTAGATGAGAACGCAGTATCCGGCGAAGATTTCAAACGATTAGTATCTGTCGTAGAAGAACTTGCCGATATTGTATTTGGTGGTGACGTTGATTTCGATACAGTAACTGACCAATATATTGAAGATGATACTGATGAAATCGTATCTGAAGACTTATTATTCCGCAAAGGATCCCCAACTATGAACATGCTAAACAAACATACGTCTATCGATGAGATGATTATGGATGACGCTATTAACGAATCCATGGATTCCAGAGATGAGTCCCATACTGATGATGAATTCGTATCCAAGGACATCTTATTCCGCAAAGGTAATGGTCCTGCTAAGAATATGATGAAAGAAAATACAGCTATCGATAGAATGATTCGTGAAGACGCAATTAACGAATCTATGGAGTCCGATAACGACTTATAAGATTGATAGGGAACATTGATGGAATAATTTGGAGATATTGTTCACATCACTGAAGAATAATACGGACAGTCCGCCTTTAAACATATATCTAATTTAGATTTAATTTAAAGGCGGTGTCTACACTATGAGAATCCCGAAAATTAAACATTACACAACGGAATCTGAGGTAGTCACTCAACCGGTTGAGGAACTACTCGTCAGTAAGACGTTTTATAATTTCGGAAATAATAAAGAGAAAGTGAAGTTTATTAAGACAACTGAAGTACTCATTCGCTCCTCTTTAGAATATAGAGAATTGATCCAATATCTTGGATCAAAATTAGGTATGAACTACTGTTCTTTTTTTCATAACGTATCGAAAGAGAAGTATGGAAAAGCTAGAATCCGCATTGAATTACATCATGAACCATTCACATTATATGATATCGTGAATATAGTACTAACTAAACATCTAATGGAATCCGAAGATACTTCCACTATCAGTATGCTTGATATCGCTGAGGAAGTTATGGGATTACATTATGATGGGTATGTTGGACTTGTTCCACTCTCACAAACGGTTCATGAGCTAGTTCACTCCGGAGCTATGTTTATACCACTCCAATTTATCGATAAAGGGTTTAACACCTTTTACTTACGATATAAAGATTATATTGAGGAACCTCTTAAGCAAATGCTTATCACTAAACTGAATCTATCGAAAGAATATGCTGCTAACCCAGAACAGTTTACAGAAATTCTTCGTAAGAAATATATCTACGTGGTAAATGATAACTATGAGAGCGTTCCTGAACGATTAACCTAATAGAAGGAGATTAGTATATCTATGGGGGATTACACCGAACGCGAACCGATTCTTTGTATCAGACGATTTCTTACATTGAAAGAGGGACGCAAACCATTTTCTGAGGTCATTCGATTACGTAATTATCGTGGCTTAACAGGAGCATTTGGTAAAGACACGGACTTTAACATGCTAGCAAGTTCATTACTATATACATTTTCTTACCGAGATACTTTACAGAACAACGGGATGGAAGTTCATAAACGAAATCACGTTGAATTCAATGAAAAGTATAAACAAATCGTCGTAGGTCTACTGGTAACGAACCCAGAACATACAAAAGCATTATTACTCCGTAAAAAAACTAGAAACGACTTTAATCAACTAACCCTTATTCAAGGGCATGTGTCTGCACCGGAATCATACAAAGACGATGAAGAAGCATATCTCTCTTCCACGACTCTCTATGACGTATTATACGATAATATGCTTAGAGAAGCAGAAGAGGAAGTTCAAGGTCTAGTGAGTGTATTCTATAACTCAGCACCTAATACCATGCACATCGAATACTTTGCTAACAATGATTTCGATAGAACTGATATTGCATATTACCATACTGGCTTTATCTTTGAGCTAGTAGTTGACAATATTGAAGAACTCGCTAAATTCAAATCAGGGGAACCTGAGAAACATGCAGTTGAATTAGTCGAAGTTGATAAGATAATCGACGACCCAAATCTCGATCCATGGGTACGTGAAATCTTTAAATTAAACCAATAATTAGATGACAGAAGCACTTTTTCGGTGCTTCTGTCATTATTTTTTTGCCTTTTTAAATATATATTATCTTATAGTAAAAGAGATACTGACTAGGTGGTTATGAGTCGTATTTCTGTCAATATTCGAGAGATACCCATGGCTTAGGTATCTAACTACAAATAACAATGAAGAAATATTTAAGAAGGAGAACTAGTATGGAATTGAATGAGAATAAAAAGATTAATGAAGATATAGCCGAGATGATGAAATCGTATGGGATTGACCCAAACGTGATTGATTTGATGACACGTGATATCGATGATGAAATTATGCTAAAGGATATAGAAGAACGAGCATTGGAAGGCATTGATATCAATAACATTCGACCAGAGTTTTTATCGTTTACGAATAAGGAGGATACTGGCGTCGTTGATGCTGAATGGAAAGAAGTAGAAGAACCAAAACCATTCGTATTAGAAGATGACGAAGAATATCAATCGATGAATGAAACAACAACTTCCGACAGCGTTGAACTTGATGCAAAAGCAAAACTAGAAGCCAACGCTACTAAATATAAAAAAGAAGCATATGACAGATTTAACCACATCTGCTCATTGATACCTGATAGTATTCCATACTATCCTTTCGAAGGTCATACTAATGACGAACGATGGGTGGAGAACATCATTCCCGGTGATGCAGTTACATTCGGCGATGTCCGAATGGCTGTAGAACATAGCCACGGGATTGATGTTTTCGCACCACATCATGTACCTGCGTACACAAAAGCACGTGCTGTATTCAATAGTATTCGAGATAGATTTATTAAACCTGAAAACAATGGTAAAGTTATTCCTGTGGATGACCCATCAGGATTTGGTGACGGTACAGTCACATATGACGAAATGATCGAATACTTAGTTGAAGAATGTTTCCTAGAAGAGGAAGCATTAGATAGAAAACAATTTGAAGAGATGATTCACCCTATGGTACAAGATCCAGATGAAATGCAACGAATTTGGGAAGAGGAGAAAGCTGATCGTGTTCATGAACGTTTTAAAGAACGTAAAGAACGTGAAGCACTCTTTAACAAACCCTCTGATGGACCACGGATTATTGCCGATGAGCAACCGATGGAAATTCCTATTGAGAGTGACGACCCAGTTATGATTGCCTACAAATGGACTGACCCTAGACTAGAAGCGTATCCATCTGTGACTTGGGATTATGAAGATGATAATTACAATGAACCAGATGAAGTATTGGAAGAACTTGCTCCAGGTGAAGAAGAATCAATGGAACACAAAGAGACTCGGTTACGATTAGCGGCTCAAGAGTTGAAGCATCGCTATCGTAGTATCGAATCTTGGATTGAAGCGACCGAGATCTATCGGGAGTACGCGTATTTCTTGATTGAAAAACATGGTGGCAAGAAACAATACAAATTCCGCCGAGCTATCGGCTTGGCAAATGAATGGTTCCCGTTCTTCCCAGTATTGAAAAAGAATAAAGAAACTAAGCACTTCATTGAAAGTGGCGAAGATTTCATTCCAGATTATTCATTACCAGAGGAAGCTGAGAATGATGTAGTACGAATTGCTCCAGATGGAAGTGAATACGTACATCATTTCCGTAATAACTTGGAAACAAACAACTGTCAGTTACAAGGGAAACCATATCATGAATTGGATATCAATTTTGTATTGCAAGATACAGATGACCAATTCATTATGAGGGCCGTTGATACGAAAGCGAGTGAATCTCGTCGCAGAGTTAACGACCCACTCAAAGCATCTCAATCCGTTTTGGATGATCTCAATTATATTCAGGACTTCTCCGCTCGACGAGCGAAGGCCATTGCAAAAATAGATAAAGCCTTAGCTAGTAAGAAACTTTCTAAGAAGCAACGTAAGAAACTTCTCAAGAAACGTGGACGTACAGCAACGCAAGGAGGCTTCCAGTCTAAGCAAGGTGGCGATGACTACTTTGGTTTGCATGAGCGTTTCAAAGAATATTATAAAGAGAAATTCCGCAATCCGTATATCGATGACGAAGAGCGTTATCGTAACCCAGATGAAGTTGTTATCTATAAAGACGTATGGTTGAAACCAGAACGCTATGAACAACTTCAATTAGTTGATGAATTTACTCGTTTGGGTATCATCGACTTCTTCAATCCTAAACAAATTCTTCCTAAGAAAGCCCGTAAGGTTAAAGTATTAACGAGTCACGGAAGTGCAGACGGTGACCGTTTCAAATCTAAGAAGAAACGTAAAAAGGATAAGAAGAAACGAAAGAAAGACGCTAAGAAGTTTAAGAAGCAAACTGGGTTTGATTCCACTAAAGGCTTAGGCTTCGATGATTTAACGTCTATTATTAATGGTATGGCTAATTCAGCCGTTGGGAGGTAATCACATATGACAGAATATACTACAAACGTAACGGCTGAAATGGAACGAGCTGGTAAAGTTCGTCATAGAATCTACGAGCAATTCACTGAGGAAGACATGATTGTCATCCTCAATATGTTACGTGATGCAAGATTCCGTGATAATAACGAGAAGTTCGATTACATGTTAGAACATCTTCGTGGTCGTGGTTTCTTAGAAATCGGTGCCGGTACTAACCGTATGGCTGTTAAGAAGGGTGGTTATATTTATAAAATCGCCTTTGATACCTATGGGGTGAAGGATAACTGGCAAGAGTTTAAAATGGCTCCAGAATTACAACCATATGTGACTAAAGCATATGAATGTAATGGACTTGTTCTCGTTGCAGAATATGTGGAGCTAATGTCCCAAGAAGAGTTTATCGCTAGTAAAGAAATCATTCGTGAAACGTTGAAACAACTTGAACGTGATTATCTATTCTCTGATATGGGCACTATCAAAAAGAACTTCTGTAACTATGGTTATAGACAAGGTTCTGGTGAAATCGTAATCCTAGATTACGGCTATATCTATCCAATCGATAGAAAAATGATGACCTGTTTAAAATGTAGTCACGAGTTAACATGGAATTACAATTTCAATGAACTTGTGTGTCCTCATTGTGGTTCTAAATACGACCCGATTAAGATTCGTGACCGTATGAGAAACTATGATGATACTACAGTCTATACTGAAATTGCTGGTGAATCAGGTGCATTGACACTAGATTTGGAGTGGTCCCCGGAGGATGCTTAAATGAAAAGTATTATACTAGCAAACTCATCGAATCAACTGGGTAAGATTCTAAATAAGTTAAAACCTGAAGAAGTTGAAATCGTTGTATTATCAACTCGAATCGACCCGATTATGTTAGATAGACGATACAGTCGTCATAATTACAGTCACTTAATTCCACCGTTACCTATACTCCATAACTTTTTGGAGTATGGGTACGATGATTTGTATGTCGATAGATATATGGCATATCTAAAGACCCCAATGAATTACTTGTTTTTAAATCAGATTATATATAATCTATCCCATAGAGATGTGAATATGGTTCTCGTATGTGAAAAAGAAGAATCTGAATTCCAATACCTTGAGTTACTTGCTAAAGCAATCAAAAATGTGTATCAAGTAAAATGTGTTACGTATAAAGATTGGAAGAAAGGTAAAACTTCTAAATCCGTTAACGATAGAGAAACCTTATGCACCATCTCTGAAAAGGTATATGAAGTATTTAAGAGCAAGGTCATTGATTCGGGATATGAAATCCCAATCATGATGAATGAGTTATTACCCAAGAAACGGGTAAAAGAGTTACCTAAGAAGTTAAAGAAGTTGTATATCCGTCATATAGAGGATATCCAATCCAGACAATAGGAGGATTTTAGTATGGCTAAAAAGAAGGATAAGAAACAGAAGAAATTTGTTTCTTACAAAAAACAAAAGAAAGAATCAAAAGTTGCACTTAAGCAACTTTTGAATTCCAAAATGATGTTACGTAAGTTCCAAGTGATTTTGCAATTGCAAAACTATGACTTGAAAGACGTAAAATCTATGTTAAAGATTTTGATTAAGGACTTCATCAAGGATCATGACATTGACCCAGAGATGAATGAATTAACAAATCTTATCGAAGCCAGAAAGTATGATAAGGCTAAGAAAGAAGGTCGTGAAGTAGAAGGTATGAGCTCTAAAAAGAAAGCTATGCTTAAATACATTGACGACCATTATGATTTCGAAGAAATGGCTCGTATCAGAGCATTACGAACTGAGTTCGGTGATGACTATGATAATGAACCTGACTTTGATATCTATAAAGGTTCTTCTGTAGAAGAAGATTTAATGGAGTATATGCCTAACTTCGATGCATTCAGTGATGATGACGACGAAGATGGGTTTGACCCATTACGTGACACTGGTAAGAAAGCAGCTAAACGTGCCGACAAGATTAAAGCTAAAGAAAAGAAGAAAAAAGCTAAGAAAAAAGAAGGTCGTAAAGTAGATGACAACCCAGGTCATGTGAATTCATTAAGTGAATATTATCTAGGTGGTAAACCTGAAAAAGATACATATTCTGACTATGATCAAATTGATCCAGATAGTACTCATGCTTATAAAGGTTATGAAACCTTTGAAGAGGTGAAGTACAAAGTAACTCATAATGAGTTATTGGAAGGTGCTACCGTAGAGCAAGATGAATATGGTAACATCGAAGTGTATTTCGAACCAAGAACTATGATGCAAGCTCGTGAATATGCGGAACTACAAATGTATCGTGGTGTATGGTCTGAACGTGATGTGGATTCCTACATGTTCCGTATGCAAGAACTGATTGAAGGAAATGAAGATGACGAACCAATCGTTATCGAACCATATCAAAAGAAACCAAAATATGATGATGATGGTGAAAAACTAATTACAAGCACAGCCCAAATTCATAGCGAAGAAGACGTCATTCGTTATTGTAAACAAATGGTAGATGCTGGTAAATGGACTAACCAAGAAGCGGATGAAGTATTACAGGAATTCCGTGATGAAGTAGAACGTCGTCGTCAAGAACGTGAAGAAGGTTTCGTTAACTACGTTGATTTAGGTGCCCCTGATCGTGCGGCAGTGAACCTCATTTCTGGTGCAGCAGCAGTAGCAAAAGGAGCTGACCCTAAGAAGGTACTTAAAGCTCAACGTAAAAAAGAAAAAGAGATTAAATCTGTAACATTCGGATTATCTCAAAAAGATTTGCGTAAGAAAGCAAAACAACACAAAGAAAGAAGATTTATGTAATGACCAGTGAGTTATACAAACGAAGTCTATATTTGAATAAGAATATCGATTACTTATTCGGAGTTGATATTTGTGAGTATGATATCGAATCAGCAGGTCTGAATATTATCAAGTATTATGGATTACTACCACAGGACAGAATCACATACCTAGAAGGTATGAGCAAGGAGGCGAGAAATAAGCAGATTGGTATCTATCAACGCGACGATTCTGTTTTCAAAGAAGCCCTATCAGAAGGGTTTGTCAATATTCGAAAAGAATTCTTTGAGCTTAATGAGATAGAAGATGATGATATTCTTTCGGTTAAGAAAGATGCTATCTTTACTCTCGATAGACGAATGCGACACACTAAGATCGGAAATGTTACATTCAAGCGAAAGCATTCTTATACATCTTACTTGTATCTCGATAAGAAAGAGATATATGTGAATACATTAATGAACACGGTAGAAATAAAAGGGTTAACTGATTGCAGTGAGCATGAGGGATATATGTTTGATTTCTTCAAACGGTTCTGTGCCATAAATGAGAACTCCCCAAATCAGGATATAGCCATAGATTTTATACTAGAATTCATTCAGAAATATAGGAATAAAGAACTTCCTAATGGATACTATAGAAGATTATCCAAAGATAATAACTTCGTCGTATATGATGAACTGAATGATGAGTGGATAGAGGTTAATGACATCGAAGTCAACGAATACGATGTCGATATTAGTTATAACTATATCAATTACCTTATCCCATTAGCTAGTATCTACCTATAAGGAGGTTTTACCATGGTTGTAAAATTAACTCCAGAGTTATTAATGTTAGTCAATCGATATGTACGTGTTAGTACATCGAATCGATTGAAAGATGTAGGTGGTATCCAATATCACATAAGTGATATGGTAACAGACGCAAAGAAACGATATGAACTAACACAATTAGTGGAAGACTTCGAAGAGTATCTAGCATATCTCTTAGAAGAAAATTATGGACACGAATTTCTATCATCAAAGGATAAGTTATCGATTCGTAAAACTGTATTCATGCGGTTGAAATCAGTTAATGGTTGCTCGACAATGAAGCAACTCTTTATCCGATTCATTATGATGGAAATGCAATAGAAAATCCCTTATACCGAATATGGTATAAGGGATTCTTCTTTCTTTTTTTTTGCTTACTCTTCTTGAAGAGTGAAGTTATTCACACGCATATAGTCAACGAGTTTGTATGTGACTCGTCTAGCTACGTATTGTCGAATGTATTCACTGGTTACACCTGTCATATTGGCAGTTAAATAGAAACCAGTGGATAGAGAACTAATCACGCTATGGGTGATTTCAGATTGATATTTTTCAAAGTCATTGATGACTTTCAAGTCCTGTGTCATCATTGGTGCTTCTACTACCGCTACAAATTCTAAGTTAATCAATACGTCTAAGCTTTGTAGAAGTTCATCAATGGATAATGAACGAATAGGTGGAGTAATGGGTTGGAGTTGACGCATACGGATTTCACGTTGCATCATCCAATCTTGATACACTACTCGTCCAAATAGGATCACCATACCCAATACGAATATGGTGGCTATGCTGTATAGCCAAACAATAGACCAGTTTTCAATTAGCCAATTCATATACATATCCTCCGTGATATTATTTGCTGTTTAGGTATATACCGTATAAACCAAATGACATACAAGAGCACATCAATAGTTCTACGGAATGGTCAAATAGAAATTCCATATATCCTCCTTAACGATAGGACCAAGACACCATATTGTTCTCTAGTTCGAGAATGTTGGAATCATGGGATTTGAATTTTCTAGATAAGTCAATATATTCATTAATCTTAGCTTTGTATTTATCCAATCCATCTGGATAGGATTTAAGGAAAGCGTTCACATCACCAATGCCTTGGTTAAGGTTGATGAATAATTCTCCACTGTCAACGAGCTGATGAACGGTTTTACAGAGCATAACGATTTGAACGTGTTCTTTGTAATGCTCATCTAGTACAATCTTAGCAATCTTGAATGTATTCACTGTTTCATCATGGTTTAATAAGTGGTCAGTTACAATAGCACAATAGTCAAATAGAGTTAACATAGGTCCATGGTGCATTTCAATAACCGCATCAAATCGACTAATGTTACCTAGTACTTGACAGTGTTCCATTTTTAATTCACGAATCGCATCTACGAAGTTACTGTAATCAGGATGTTTACGAATTGCTCGTTCACAACCTTTAATGAATCCTACGTAGTTTTCTAGGTTCATGAAATAGTATTTGTCCTTGTTAAAGGATATATCAAACTCTGCTTCTGGAGAAGCTACAGTCTTATTCGGGTCATGTAAATAGTCAACAGATGACATTTGCATCGCTCCTTTCTTTGATTAGTTATATGTGCCAGTATGAGTAGTATAGAATAGTTGCAAATACAGATAACTATATGTAAAACACCTAATAAGGAGGTACATAACATGGCAGAACAAACAAACGGTACACGTATTAGTATTGATGAACATACTAATTTTTTAGAACTAAGCCGTATTAATGCAAAGATTCCTGTAGAATCTTTATTACGTTTTAAAGATAGATGGAACTGGACTCTCATTTCTACCTATCAACACTTTTCCCTATTTGAATTAGGGTATTTAGAAAACTTTGTGAATTTCAGAATGTTATTTAAAACTCAACCATTTGATAGAGCTATCGCAGATAGATACAAAGAGTTTTTAGATTGGGATTTCATCAGTGGTAACTGTGCACTAGATGTATCCGACTATTATGCATTCCGTGACTATATCAATTGGGACTATATGCTACCGAATACAATCGTATTCCAACAAGCTAATTTGGATACAATCGAAAAACTTAAAGATTATCTTGATTGGTATCATTATCATGATAGTCCGGTTCGTTTCGATATTGAATTCTTACGAAAATATAAAGAAGACCTATATTGGAAAGATATTGACTTCTTAAATCGATGGTCTAAACCATTTATCTTTGAATTCGCTGATTATATCCCTTGGGATTATATTGCTACCGATTATCCTTCTTTAATGACTGAAGATGTCATCGCGATAGGAGCTAGAGAACTTCTAGACAATGACCGAAATCAAAATAAACCGATTTCTACTCATCTTAACAGTTGTTCCGATGAAGTACTGATTATGGTAATGCATCATATTAATGGATTTACATCATTAGGGTGTAAAACATTCGCTGGTAATGAGTACTTGAAAACTTTGGTTGATACCGTTGTAAGTAATTCTGATGTATTAATACTAGCCGAAGCTCTTAGACGAGTGATTCATGATGTATTGATTAATAACATTCGACTCAATAAAGATAGTATTGAAATCTTGAATACTGCTATCTGTGAGTCTTTGGATATTAAAGAGATTTGTGAAGATACTGAACTCGGTACACTGGAAACCATTCTACCATTGTATGCCTATAACCCAGCACCAAATAAACAAGTGGTTGATTATATCAACGCATTACTTGGTTATAATATCTTTGCTGATGATACTAAGTGTAGTAAACCAACTGAATACGTTGGAGTATTTATGGCTAGATTCGGTGACTTAGCATTGAATGAAAATTTTGATAATAACATCGATAACTATATTGATATTATCGCAGAATATGGTTCCGCAGAGAATCGAGCACTTCTTGCTCAATTGATTACAACTCACCCAAGCTTTGAAGATGTTGATGAAGAAGAACGTATAAAAGCACTGAATAAGTTAAATCATATTGATACTCATCGTAATGACCAATTGATTCCAAATCCACCAGAGGAGGAAACTGATGCTACAGATAACAACGACGAATGAAGGATTGATACCCTTAACACTTGATAAATATGCTTGTGTACTAGGTACACTATTTGCTTTTGATATTGGTGATGATTTCATTGATGCCTTGAAGATTAGTAAAGCAGAAGCTATCGCTATATTCCCAATGGATATCGCTGATGGTTTAGACCGATATAAAGAAGGAATCAAACGGCTATTTCAATATATTATTTATGAAGACCAATCCTATATTGGTAACATCATTGTCATAACTCATACACCTGAGTTAGAGACTGCTACCAGAGAGGTCATCACTGAAACAGCTAGAAAGATTTCTTCGACTCATAAACTATTCCCTGATGACAAAGTTATGCTCAGTCAATCCGTGACAGCATTCAAAGGTTCTACAGGGGATCCAATCACACATATCACTGCGTTTATTCGATGCTCTCAGCATATAGATAAACGGGATGATACAACAGCAGAGAAAATCTACCATTATAAAGCTGAGGATACAGACCTCTCATTTGAATTCAGAGAGAATATTATGCTTGGTAATATGAGTACAGGAGTAACACTAGGGACATACTCTTTCCATTGCAAACGTGAATGGATGGACTCCTGGGAATACACTCCAGAGTACTTAGAGAATCATAATCCTGGTAGAACTCGTTCTCGTTCAGATGATTAAAGGAGAAGTATATGGACTATCAGGTTGATAATCGAAAGAATAATCTTCTTATCCGCTTTGGACCTGTAGAAGAGTATCCAAAGATAGAATATGTGAGCGAGTTTTCACTCGCTCTACGTATGAGAGATAATTTAATAGTAACCGTCTGTGATAGTATCGATGCGGATGTTATCAACAGAGATGTTAGACACAGTTGTGGTATTGGTGATAAAGTTATCAATATCCATACTGATTTAGAAAACTACCCAGCTGATTCCGTAGTGGGTGATTTCCATTGGACTACATTATATCGAGCTATGCCGAATCATGCTGAATTAAGTCGAATGGGTTTAGTATTCCATATCCTATCCACTAAACGGAATCGTACGTCGGTATCTGAGTTTATAGCAGAACGACCGATATTAAAACGATTCTTAGAGATGGTTGTGAATCGAATTCAGGAACTTCTATTCCATCGTATCATTGAAGAGTATTCTTCACAGATGTATGGTAGAGATGAAGTATGTGCTGAATACATTGACTTATTCTGGGATATACTCAATGTTGATGTCATACGTGAAGCTATCGATTATATTCGAGAAACGGAACGAGATACATTCAACTGTGATAAGTACGAACTTCCTATCGAGGAGTACTGTATTATCGTATCCCATTATACTAAATAAACATATATTATCATTACGTACTTAGTTAATAAAGGAGATGTAAGTATGGCAAAACAGGTAGCATTTGCATTACACAAATACCTTCAACGTAACCAAGATACGGACAATCCTGAATTAACTGAGGATTGCTTCGTACCAACTGATGAAGAGATAGTGAACTATGTCAATTCAGAGGGTATTGTAAACGACGTTCACTATACGGTTCATGTTAAGAGTGACACTGGGTCATATGAAAATATGCTGACAGTGGAATTTCTTGATAATAAATAATCGTATATAGAACGTATCTGTAACGACTCTCAGAGCTTACTGGGAGGTCAATTCATTTTTTCAAGGAGGACTCACAAATGGCAAAATTTAGTGAAGTACTGAAAGCCTTAGAAGGCAAAACGAAAGGTACCAAAGATAAAAAAGGTACTACGGCATTTAGTAAGAAAGACTTTTCTGAACTCACAGCTGCATTCTTGAATGACGATGGCTACACTGCTAAAAACATCAAAACTGTAAAAGGTGAATATGTAACAGTAGAAGAACAACCAGTAGCAGCATTCCGTAATGCATTCATCAAAGACGTGTTGGTAAAACATGGTGTTGATAAACAAGAAGCAGAAGCAGCTGCTCGTGCATATGAATATAGCCCTAAACAAGCTGAAGCTTTGTATCCAGTTATCACTGAATTATTATACCAATACATTGGTGCTGGTCGTACATTCAGCTTCCAAAATAAAGAAGACTTTGTGGCGGCTATCAAAATGCGTCATATCGATGCACATGATTCCACATTCAAAAACCGCGAAACTGGTGTCGAAACAGTAACTATGATTCAACCACATCGCGTGTTGATTAAAAAATCTTCTGCTCCATCCTGGAAAAAGAAGAAAAAGAAATAATCTATACTATAATGGATACACTCTTCGGAGTGTATCCATTATTTATTGTATTTTTTACTAGCTATATGTATATATTATATCTATAGATAGAAATATATTTATTTAAAAAAAAGGAGACTTAAAACAATGAATGAATTTAATGAAGAACTTAAAGCGATTAATGAAGAGATTGAGAAGTTGGAGATTAGAATCCAAAATCTACAAGATCTCAATCCTGTTAGTAAAGAAGCGTATGATACGTATCTTCTTCCATCTAGAGGTGAACTCGTAGATGGTAAGATTATGAAGGCTTATGTAAAGTTACGTGGAATTAGACGGGAATTGGAAGAGTTATTAGAGGAGGAAAAATAATGAGTATTCGTTACGGTATGGATGTAGTTCCTGGTAAAGTGATAGATGTTAAGTTTAATGAGGGTAAGAAACAGATTTGTTTCGTCATTGATGATATCAATGGACGAAGACTCCCAGTGACATATGATGTCCATGAGGAAATGGTGCTCCCAGATAGAGTATTAACTGGGATTATGCTTAAGGAAAGTGATGTTCCAGAAGGTCATGATATTAATTTAGACCTTATCACAGAAAGTATTCATAGAGTGAATAGTATAGCACTATTCGCTAGGGATAATAAAATGGACGAAGAGTTCAATGAGTTGATGGTAGATTGTGGGTTCTTACAAAAAGATGAACTGTCAATCACACTAAATGTTCCAGATGCAGTATTGGAAGATGATGATATGGATGTTGTTAATGATAGCAAAATAGAGGAAACTGCATATACTGATGAAGATGAGTATTATGACACAGTAGTACTTTCTACAACGGAAACTACGTTCATCTCTGAGTGTATTGGGTATCCTAAAATACGTATTACGCCAAAAGGTGAAGAGTTGAATATCGAAATTACGTTCGCTACCAGACGATTCGGTCTTAATGAAGTGAATGTATTACTACCTATTTCGTATAATGCTGTTGGTATCATAGATGCTATTAACAAGGGGGTATATTCTGCATTTGTAGAAAACCGCACGTTTATAGTCGATTTAAATTTATTTAAGGAGAAATGTGATGAAAATTAATTATTATGAAGATAAAGTACCTCATACGGTTTATGGTACATTGGATAGTGTTTGGGTTAATAAAGCTTCTAAATGTATCTCTTTTTACGTTAAAGTAGATAATGGAGTTACGGTAACTATCCCGATATATACTGGAGAGAATGTTATTTTACCTCATTATATGGTAACTCGTATCATGACTACAATGCGAGATAATACAACTGATGAAGCGATTCAATTAGAGGATATCGCTATGGAGATATTAACTCAAAATACATTGGGTTGCTTCTGTAATGAAAATTACCTCACTGATAACTTCTTCGATATGATGATTGAAGATGGTTATTTAACACACGAGGAATGTCAAACATTTGAGTTTGTACATGATCGTGATGTTGAAGACTATGAGAGAATCATGTCTGAAGACACCGATGAATATGAGAACTATGGAGACTATGATATCGATGATGAAGATATCGATATATTAGATGACTCCGAACAGTTCCCGCTAATCAATACAAATGATAAGTGTACATACAACGTGTATTTTATGTCGGATGATAACGGGATATATATTCCTAACTGTATAAATGAGCCCCATATAACGGTTGGTTATATAGCGGGGAATATAACCAGAGTTGATATGGTATTCACCACAACTGATTTCGGTAACGCGGAGATTAGTATAGAGTGTGGAAAACGTATCCTGGTTATTGAGGTTCTTGATACTATCCTTGGAATTATTGCCGATGCTAAAGAAAATGGTACATCGGTATATATCAATAAGAATATTTTTGAATAGGAGGAACCATATGATTTATTTACGTTATATTGACCCAAATGGGGATGCTATTGAAACAGGTGAATTTGTAGAAGATGTTAATATCAATCTATCAATTCTTCAAGATAATAAATACCAACTAATCATTCGTTATCATACGATGTTACGAACTGGTAAACTCGATTTTATCTGTCCAGTTGCAGATGAGATTCATATAGTATTAAACGCATCTCGTGAAGATACTGGTATGATTATCGACGCTATTAGAACTGCTATTCGGGAAACAAGATGGGCTGTTGTAGATTACAGTAACGCCCGCAGTCATGCTATACATATGACGGATGATAAAGATGCATCTATTTTCGATCAGGAGCATAAACGACCAAATAAACATGTCGATTTAAATCAAGTATTATCCCCTTGGTTATAAACTATAAAGAAGGTACTTCGGTACCTTCTTTTTTTTATTTTTTTTGTGTTAAACTCCTACCCTAGGACATAGTTTTAAATCCAATAACTATGTTTTTCCATACTGGAGAAATATGGAGAAAGGAGTTTATGATATATGCCTAAAGGTAAAGATACTAAATGGCTAAAGAATATAGGTAAGTCAGTTGCCTTCGGGCTTAAAAATACACTTGACTCTCGATATTCTGAAAGCTCGGGTATCCGCGGAGATATTTACAACTCCGCAAAAAATCTACGTGAAACGATAACAGAAATGCGTAGAAATAAAGCCACTTCAAAATCATATCTGAATGAATATAAGGGTAAAGCTAAGGAGTTATATAGTGACGCAAAACGTGCACTTGAATCTGGTGATTTATACCCTAATAAAGACATTGATGATGATTTTGATTTTGGTGATGATTTTAACTTCGGGGATGATGACGACTTCGGTTTCGGAGATGACGATGGTGCAGAACCGTCAACTAAATCTTCCAGTAATTCTTCATCTGCCTCTGCGGCCGAGATTAGTTCATTGGGACGAATCGAAAAAGCCACATATAATTCCGGTGCTAAGACTGCCGGAAGTATTGTTAAATTAGATAAAACTATGAAAACCCAAGGAGCTATTATAGCAAAAGGGTTTGAAAAACAAGTTCAAATTGCTGCTAAGCTATCTATGAATATGATAGTAGCTCAACAAAAGCATCATCAGCAACAAATTGGACAACTCGTAGGTATTCGAGATAACTTGAATTTACTCAACACGTTCAATCATGACGTTATGGGTAAATTTATTGAAGGTTCTCTTAAGTACTATGATGAAAGCTTAACCATCTGGCAACGTATGTTAGAGATGCAAGAAGAACGTCATGGGACAGCATTTAAATCCCAATCGTTCGGTGAATCTGACCTCTCTAAAGTTACCGGTTTAGGTGGATTTGATTTATCTGCCTATGCTGACGTTATTAAGAAGAACTTTGATGGTACATTACCTGGCATGGCACTCAGTATGGGTTCTATGTTCTTGGGTGGTGGATTAGATTTCGGTCCTAAGAAAAAGGGTAATCCATTAGGTTCTGCTCTTGAAGCTGGATTGAGTGCTCTATTGCCTAAAGTACTCGATAGTGCTTTGGTTAATCTAGATAAATCCGTTGCTAATATGGTACCTGCTATGTTAGCAAAATTGGCTGAACGTGGAGACGACCCTAATGCGGGGATGATGTCCCAGTTCTTTGGTCAATTATTCGGTATTAAGCGTAATGGTGGTCGTTTTGATACGACTAAGTACGCTAAAGGTGCCGTAGCCTTCGATGGTACGACACATAGAACGATTAACCAAGTTATTCCGACGTACTTAAGCGAAATCTTAGGGGCTATTAAGAACGAGCCCGCTAAACTATTTGATCACAGTATGGGTAAGTTCACAACTCGTGCTGAAATGAAAGCTCGACATGACCGTGACCTTGAAGGGTTTGCTATGCGAGCAACTGACCCATTGACTGGTAAAACAACTAAAGTGTTAGACCAAATGGAATTCAGTTCAGACGAGGAACGTAGAAAAACTGAGAAATCTATTAGTAAATTCGCATCGGATTTAGCTACAGGGAAGATTAAATACAACCCTAAACAGCTAGAATCTATGATTGCCGAAATAGAGAATAAATCAGCGAAATCTATCGTTGCTGCCGTTATGCGTCAAATGAGTAATGCTGACCATTTAGCCATGAAAGGTGCAGGATATAAGTATGACCAAGATGTAAACAACTACTATGCTAATATAGTTGATGGGGACATGTCGGGCTATATCCTTAATGACAACTTTGATGGTGCTGGTGGCAGACTTACTTCGGTACGTGAAAAACGAGAAGCTGAAGAAAAAGCTAGACTTGCTACTCTTAAGAAAATGGGTGATGCTGTACGTTCTAAGAGTACCGGTAATAAGTTTATTGATGGTAAACTTGGCTTAGGTAAAGAATCCTCGGGACCAGTGAGTGCGAACGATATCGATGATATGGATAAGTTCGTAGCAGGTGCATTATCTGATGAGAAAGGTCTTAAATCTCTTGACCAAACAGGGTCTGGTGAGAACAAAGGCCTTGGTTATTATTTAAGAAACCCAATGAACGCATTAACTGATACTATCACTAAAATCGATAATACTCTTTATGATATTATCTTTGATAGTGAAGAAGGTAATGGTTCTATTATGGGTTCTATCTTTAGTGGATTGAAACGAAGCTTCAATAGCATTCAAAAGTTCTTGAAAGATAATGTATTCAAACCAATTAAAGATAGCTTAATGACTGATAAAGCAAAAGCTAAACTTAACGAGTTCCAAGGGAACATGTTAGATTATGCTAAGAACCTTATGGTGGGTTCTAAGAAAGGTGGAAAATATGTAGGTGGTGCATTCTCCTTTGCTGCTAATGCAGTAGGTGATATGGGTCGCTACATGAAACAAATCTTCGATGGTAAAGACTTTACAGATTCTTCTGGTAAGACTGTGAAGAGTATGACTATTGGTATTGGAGCTGAAATGAAGAAAGGTTTCGATAGTGCTTTTGGCTATTTGAAATCCTATCTATTCGGTGGCTCCGATCAAGAAGGTCAAGAAAAAGCCAAGAAGATGTCTCTCGTAAGTAATATTACACACACGCTTTCTAAAGGATACCAATCGTTCTCCAATAACTTCTTTGGTACTAAATTAAATGAACGCCAAGCGTTTAAAGACTTTGGTACATTCATGAAGAAGAAACTTCCTGCTGGATTAGCTAAGGGTGCCGTGATTGGCACTGGTCTTAGTGCCTTATCCTTAACAGGTGGTGCTGGTATATTAGGTTCCTTATTCCTTCCAGGTGGCCCTATCGGTGCCATGATTGCTGGTACAGGTATTAGCTTATTATCCCAATCGGATAGATTTAAAAATATGCTATTCGGTAAAACGGATGATAAGGGTAATCGTACGGGTGGTGTCATTGGTAAAGGTATTCAAAAATTCTGGAAAAAGAATAAGAATGCACTAATCGGTGGCGGTATGTTCGGTGCTCTTAAAGGTGCATTGGGTATATCCATCCCTGGTCTCATTAGCGGTTCCCTAGGTATGGTAGGATTAGGTGGTGCCGGTTCAGCTATCGGTGCTGTCGGTATGCTTCCTGCTATGGGTGCAGGTCTATTAGGTCCTGTACTAATGGGTGCCGCTACAGGATTAGCTGTTAAATCCAAACGATTCCAAGAATTACTCTACGGTAAAAAACAAGCCGATGGAACTAAGAAAGGTGGCCTTGCTAATAGTAAACTCGCAGGCTCTATGAAGAAACTCATGCCAGGTGCAGCATTCGGTGCATTATCTGGTTGGGGCTTAGGAGCTTTCGGTAGTAGCTTTGGCTTAATGGGCTCTGCTTTCATGGGTCCAATGGGTATGGCTCTTATGGGCTCTGCTCTTGGTATCGGTTTAACCTCTGAGAAATTTAAAGATGCGTTATTTGGTAAATTTAATGAAGATGGTACTTACAAATCTGGTCTGGTTGACAAGTTCAAAAATGCGTTGACTGTAGGTGTTGTCAATCCATTGAAAGTTAGATTCGCTAAAGGTGCATTGGCTGTTGAGAAGTGGTTTGCTAAATCCATCGTAAATCCATTGCAAGATGCTTTCACTCCATTGAAATGGATGTTCAAAGACCTTGCTACTACGATTAAAGATAAAGTAACTACGTTATTCACAGATACTGCTAAAGCAGTCACAAAACCATTCCAACCTCTTATCAGTGCTATTACCAAACTCCTAGGTAATGTATATAAAGGTCTCCGTTCTGCTACGGATAAAATCTTTAAAACGACCATGTGGGGTCTTGGACAAATGCTTTCATCTCCAGTTAAACTGGTTGGTTTAGCAGCTGGGTTAGCATCTGGTTATTATAGCATGGGGGCATATAAAGAAAACGTTAGGAATAAATTCAAAGGTATCGGTTCTGCTAAAGGATTCCTTGGTACATTAAGTGCTACAGGGTCGGCGTTCGGGTCTATGATTGGCATGGGTGATAAGGATTTAACTTCTGAGAAGTATAAAGACTTAGCACGTGCTAGAAAATATGCTCAAGAACGTGATGCAAAACAAAATCGATACTTTACTAGAAAAGAAGCTGTTCTTAACAAATATGCTCAAAGTAAAGATGCGTTTGAACAAGAAATCTTGGCAAATGGATTTGGTTTAACTAAGAAACAAATCCAAGCTAAACGTCAAGAACTTGAAGCGAATAGAGACCGTGATTTATTAATCACAGATAAAGCGAAAGACCAAATCACTGCGATTACACAAAAAGAACTTGAGGTTCAAGAAGAATCTAGAGATTTCTTAAGTGAAATCAAAGATGGTTTCCATAAACTACTGAACCGTATGGGTGTCAAGAAAATCAAAGGTAAGCATCTCGATGCAGGTCCTAAACATGAAGATGACGACCCAGCGAATATGGTAGGTGGTAAAACAGCTGAAGCGATTGCTGCTGATAAAACAATCGCCGCTTCTCCATTCGGATTCACTCTACAAAACTTCGGTGCTAAAGGTAAAGCATTCGGTGCTCGCCACGCCGACGATAACGTAGCTGAATTAGTGGGTGGTAGAACTGGTCAAGCCATTATGGCTGAACGAGCTGATGAGAAGAAACGTCAAGAAGGCTTAGCCTTATTGAAACCTATCGCATTGAATGCGAAAGAGAAATTGAAAAATAAAGCTGAAGGTCTACTTGATAAAATCTTCAAAGGTATGGAAATGGCTAATAAGTTCTTAGGTCTTGCTGGTATCTTGGGTGTAGTTAAATCTATATCTGATATGATTCAAGGTAAAGGAACTTCTAAACATACTGACCGTATCGCTCGTGACTATGCACAGAAAGGTGCAAGATGGGCATTACGTAATGGTGAAACCATTGAAGCCATTGGTCGTGGTGCTAGAGATATTGGACAGAAAGCAATTCGAGGAGCTAAAACATTACCAGAGAAATTTGGTAACATGGCTCGGAATGCTAGAGTCGGAATTAATAACTATATGAATTCCAAGTTCGGTATTGGAACTCATATGTATGAATCTAAAGCGGTAGCTGATTACGTTGCAGAACGTGGTCCAGTCACAAGCAAATTATCACATATTGCTGAAGCAGAAGCTCGGGTAATGAGTGGTAAGAATGCTGCTGATATCGCTAAGATGGGTGCTAATGAAACTGAAGGTGCATTGGCATCATTTAAGAAATGCTTATCTGAAGCGGCTGATAAAATCGGTTCGCTCAGTATTGTTAAAGATAAACTCGGTCCAAACGCTGGTAAATTAGTAGAAGCGGTTAAAGGACTTGGTAAACGAATCACAGGTTCTATGTTTGGTAGAATTGCTGGTAAGTTTGCTAAAGTCGTAGCTAAAACTGCTGCTACCGTAGGTACTGGTGGTTTGATTCAAATCGGGTTTAGTTTATATGACGCCGTGACAGGTTCTAAAGATGCATCTTACATCTTTAACGTACCTGAATCTAAAGTCACTGCTGGTATGCGAGTAGCAGCTTCCATTCTGAATGTAATCTTAGGTCTTCCAGGTCTTATCTTCGTTGATTTGGCTTTGGAATGTATCGCGATGTTTACAAACGATGCAATGGATATTAAGTCCTACTTGGCTATGATGATTTATAAGAATCTTCCTGGTGTATCCGAAGAAGATGCTAACGCAGTCGCATTAGCTCGTTCTGGTGATGAAGCTGAGAAGAAAGCCTATGAACAAAAAACTGGTAAAGAACTGACTAAAGATGAATGGCGTAAGATTAAAGATGAACAGGATGACAGTGAAAACGGTATTATAGCGAAAGCTAGAGGTACCGCAGTCGGTCGATTCTTGTTCGGTGCTAATGATGAAAATGGTGAATACCAAGGCGGTTTATTCTCCAATATGCAACGTGCAGGAAATTCCGTAATGGCAACCATTTTCGGTGAAGCTGATACAGGTGACTATAAAGGTAAAGAATCTATCTTTAGTCGTTTATGGTCCGCTGTAGGTGATGCGGCTCATGATGTAATGGTTAGCTTTGTAGGTGGTACAACCTCTAAAGGGGTTGAAAAGGATAGCTTACCAGTTAGAATCGGAAACGGAATCAAAAATAATCTTAAATGGTTATTTGGTGAAGTTGATGATGATGGTAACGTAATTCAAGAATCCGCTATTAGTAAAGCTAGAAGAACCTTACCTGAAATAGCCGATAGTGCAGTATCCTCTGCTAGAAATACTCTTGTATGGGCGTTTGGTGGTATGAATGACGAAGGTCAAATGCAAATGCCATTGCTCCATAAAGGTATTAATACCATCACTAGTAAATTACTTGGTTTCAGAATATTTAGCCCTGGTGATCAAGGTAGATACCCTGCTAAACTAGATTTCCAATGGACTGGTGCTGATGAAGGCTCCTCTGTTATGGAAACCTATATTATCAATCCATTTAGCGAGTTATCTAAAAACTTGAAAGAATCTTGGGATAATTTAACAGGGAATGTTAAAAACTTCGCTGCTGAAACCGCAAATGATATCCAAACTAAAGGTGCTGGACCTGCGTTATTTAACGTAATTAAGAAAATGATATTCGGCTTAGCTGGATGGAACATGGACTTTGATCCTGTTGCAGCGGCTGGTAAAGCGGTACAAACCGCAGCATCTGATTTCTTTACAGGTGTAGCTAACTGGTTTGGTGATGTTAAGAAATTCTGGAACTCCATCACACCATCTGGAGCAGCCAAAGCGATTATTAAAGGTATCTTAAAACCATTACCTATGGGTGCTGGTGATAAGATTGCTGATATCTTATTTGGTAACTCTTCTGGTTCTAATGGAGCTACATTCGGTGACCGTGTTGGTAATGAAATTGCTTGGGCTGCTGATAAAGTTGGCTTAAAAGGCGTAGTTAATTCAGTATCTAGTGGTAAATTCTTCGGTTCTGGTGAAGGTGGCGATAAGTTAGCAAATGCAAACAATGTATCTGCTAATCGAATCAACGAAGTAGCTAGACAAACTGAGGGTTCTACACCAGACGGTCAAGGTTTTATTAATTATAAACAAACTGATTCTAGATGGAGTAACACAGAAGTCCTTCCTGGTTCTCCTGGTTATGGTTCCATCTCTGATTATGGTTGTGGTCCTACTGTACTCGCTTCTGCTATGGCGAATGTTACTGGTAATACTAATATTGACCCTAAACTTACAGCATCTCTAGTTCAATCTAGTGATGCAGGCGGTGGTAATAGTAAAGGTATCAGTCCATCGTTCTTCGCTAAAGCGGCAAGTCGATTAGGTGGTTCCGTATACAACCTAGATACACAAGACCCTATGTCTATGATGGATGCAATCAGCCAAGGTGGTACAGTTATCCTTGGTGGTACTGCTAATGGTAGTTCTTCTACTCCATTTACTAAGGGTGGTCACTATGTTATGGCTAAAGGGGGATATGTTCAAAACGGTAAAGCGTATGTGAATGTATTTGACCCATTAGGTAAGAAAACAAGAGGCTACGCTATAAATGAAATCATGAAAGGTCTCCAAGATAAAGGAAACCCTGGTTTTGCATCATTAATTACTAGACAAGGTGTCGACCCTAGAAACTTTGTACAAGGGGCTAAATTCATTGACCCTAGTATGGTTATACAATATCAACGTGCTAGTGTATTTAGAGGTAAAGGTCCTGGTGCAGGTATTACGGGTGATACTATCCTAGAAGCTGGTAAAGCGTATATGGGTATCCAATATAACTTAGGTGCTTCTGGGGATGGTGATGGTCTTGACTGTGGTTTATTCACACAAAAGACATTTGCTGATTGTGGGTTACAATTGACATCTCGTTGTGCAGATGATCAATTTAAACAATTCGAGAGTGCTAATGCTACGGTTCCTCTTAAGGATGCAAAACCTGGCGACTTAGTATTCTTCTTAAATACATATGCATGTGATGATGCCTATAAAGATATTACACACGTTGGTATCTTTGCAGGTCAAAATACAATGTTACATTGCGGTTCCTCTAACGGTGTTTGCTTCCAAACCTTAGACGGATACTTCGAAGACAAAACCTATTACTTAGTGGGCTCCATTGAAAAACTCTTTGGTGTTCAAGGTGGTGTAGGTATCGGTCCTGGTGGTATCAGTGTCGATGGTGCTGGTGGCGTAGGTGGTAAAGTGAACGGTAATTCCGCTCCTTCTAAACCACGGAACCCATTAGAAGCATTTATGAGTCGATTCCAAGAAATTGGTCGAAATGCTATGACTGCTATGATTACAGGTCAAGCTTACACGGGTACTCCATGGGATACTGCTGGTTCATCTGGTGGTAGCATGAGAGTTGGTGGTCCAATCGACCCAATGAGCGGTGACTCTGAAACAAATGCTAAACACGTTTACAAAGTTCTTAAAGACGCAGGTTACTCTGCATCTGCTATTGCAGGTATCATGGGTCGTCTACGTCAAGAGAATAACTTTAAAACTGATTATGGTGAAGAGTATGACAGCGGTGGCACGACACTCGGTGGTGCTGGTATGGTTCAATGGAACGGTGACCGTCGTGAACGACTCAAAGAGTTTGCTGCGGCTAACGGTGTTCCTGTTACATCTGCTGAACTACAAACTCGATTCATGTTAAAAGAAATCGAAGAGCAATATCACGGCGTTAAACCATCGGCAATGAATAGCCTAGATCCTCATAGTGCAGCGGCACGTTGGACTAACATATATGAGGGTGGCGAACCATCTGACAACGAATATGAGTATGCTGATGACTTCTACCAAAAAATTAACTCCGGTTATTTCGGTGGTAATAAAACTGGTTCTGGTCCTATTGCTAAAACTCCTTCTACTTCTGTAATGCGTACTCTTCCTAACATGAGCATGTTTGGTGGTGGTGATACTACCATTCTCAAACATCTCAACTTAAACACTAAGAAGAAATATAACTATATTCCTTCTACTACATTTGCTGATAATGAAATTGCTCCTGATTATGATGCATTTGGTAATATTATTGCATCTGGTATGCCTGAAAATAATCTTGTTACAGCCAACGATAGCGTCAATGTTATCCAAGGTAAACATGAATGGCAATTAAACTGGTGGAATAGTAAAACTAAAGAAGAAAAAGAAGCAATCAAGAAAGCAAACAAAGCTGTGAAAGATGCTCAAGCATCTGGTACTACAGCAGCTACATCTTCAGATAAAGCTAAAGAATCTAGCTCAACTCAAACTGGTAATGTGATTGAACAAATCAAGTCGCAATACGAAAGTGCTGCGGCTAAAATCCAAAATGAATTGAAAGGTTCTTCTGCCTCTGCGGTGGATAAAGCGATTAGTGCTACAAGCAGCGACACAAGCTCCATTGTGAGTGCGATTCGTTCTATTGATATTACAGCTGAAGCTAGAGCTATGGTTAAATACTTAGAAGTGATTGCTGGCAAGTCTGTCGAAACTGCACAATATACTGCTAAAACTGCAGATACTGTGGCAACGAATGCAGAACAAGCTAAGCAAGCAGCAGCTACAGATCCTTCTATAGCTGGTTCTAAAGCCGCAACCATTCCCGCTCAAGTAACTCAACAGAATCGAAACAACCCAGATAGAAAGACGTATAAACAAACACACCAAACCAATTTAGATATTGCTAAAGGTGGAGAGTTTAGACGAAGCTAATAAATAAAGATAAAGAGATATAGGATTTCTCCTATATCTCTTTATTTAATCTATTTTAACAAATCCATAACCGAAGAAATATGAAATGAGGTGAACTCACATTGTTATTACATATCAAGACAAATTCTGCGGTTAATATTCGTTCTGGCCCAGGAATGGGTTTTGAAACAGTGGGTGCTTTCCCATCAGGTCATATATTAACTGCTAAAGATATGCAAAAAGACGGTGGGGGTAATGTATGGTATAAAGTCAAAGAAGGTTGGCTATCAGGTAACTACGCTGTCAATGTACATGAAGTAGATACCGTAAATGGTGAACGAAGTGACTTTAAACTTCAACAATTCGCACCAGGCGACCCAGGTGCTACTCCTACATCAAATACAATCCCTAAATCAGAATCTCCTGCCAGAGATAAGGTCGTTAGTTCGATTGCTCAAGGTCAGGTATCTGGTTCTATACAAAATCCAAATGGTGGTTTATTATCCGCGGCAATTGGTGGTGGATATGGGGCTAAATCAACAGATATGAACTCCGATTCCATTTTAAGTAAACGTATCTTTGGTACACCGTACCAATTTATGGATACTACCGACTATAGACCTGCCGCACAAGGTGGGAATATCGGTGACGGTGAATTAGGTGCCACCTTCATGGAAATGATGGCTGAAGCACCAATTCTATCTATCATTCCAGGTAAAGCTAACTTCTTACCTGATTTGACGGATGACCAAAAGAAAGAATTCGTAGAATCGATGAATGAAACATTGAAAGAAATGAATAATCGATTCACACAGAATGCTCAAGATATGTTGGATTCTAAGAATGCTGATATGCGTTACTTCGAATTCCAATCTGACCATACCACATACATTCGTTACGTAAATACCTTATGTCAAATGAATGCTATCATGATGGGTCTAGGTGATGAATATGTACCTGGACATGAAGGTCAAGGTGAGCAATATAAATTTAAATACTATGACTGGTCTGGGTTTAGATTATCTAACTATATGGCTGGTCGTTCAACAAGTGCTTTATTGCAAGGTAATGAATCTGGACCTATTCAGAAATTAGAAACGTTTAGTGACTACGTTGCTAATGCTATGGCACAAAAAGAAGGTATTATTGATAAAGGGATGGCTGCTATCAGTTCCCTGAATCTAACAGAATACTACGTTGACTTCTATATCAATCCATCCATTGGTTACTCAGAATCATTCAGTAACCAAACTAAAGAATCCATGGTATCTTCCATGGTATCAGGTATGGGTGATATGGCTAAGGAATTACAATTCCTAATGGGTGCTGGAGCAGTAACCCAAGATGGTAATATGTTAAATACTATTTCTAAAGCGTCTGCTGAAATGGGTGACTCTGCGAGTAAGTTACTTGGAAGTAACTCCGGTCTTATTAAACGTATCACTGGTTCAGCATCTGCTATTCTATCCGGTTCGAATATCTTCTTCCCTGAATTATGGGCCGCTTCTGACTTCTCTCGTTCATATAACGTAGAGATTGACTTGAAGACTCCGTATGGGAATAAGAAGAATATCTTCTTAGATTTATTCGTACCGATGTGGCATTGGATTGCATTGGTTGCTCCACGTCAATCCACTATCAACTCTTATACAGCACCATTCATTGTACGTGCCTATATCCCAGGTATGTTCTCTTCCGAGATGTCAATCGTTGAAAACTTGACTATCACTAAAGGTGGAGATGGATCAGCTTGGTCTGTTGATGGCTATCCACTTGAAATTAAACTCTCTATCAGTTTAAAAGACTTATATAATACATTCGCTATGTCAATGATTTCTGATTTGAAGTCTGCCTATGACATGCTTTGGAACAATGCGTTGATCGACTATGTATCCGTTCAGTCTGGATTGGATATGAAACTTTCCGAATTCGCTAAGAAGATTGAAGTTGCAAAAGCACTCGGTAACACTGCCGTTAGTGCTATCTGGAACTACCCTCTCGAAAAAGCGAAAGAACGTTTGGCTCAATCAATTCGTATTGCTGCTGGTAGAACCTAATACTAATAAAAACATGATAATGGAATGCATTAGCATTCCATTATCTTATTAGTGTTTTTTCGGAGGTTCTTATGTTAAAGAAAAACCTTCTATTATATAAAGAGAAATTTGATATGGTAGCTATAAATCAATGGCAACGTATTCAAGACTATCTAGCTACTAAAAAAATAAATAGTAAGTTCCAAAAGAACTTATATAACAGAGTAAAAGAGATACTCCGTATAGATACACAGACTATTAAAGTAGTTTTCTATATTATTCCAGAACCGACTCCTAGACCTAGATTATCTATACGTGGAGGACATTTTTATGTTAAAAACGCAGGTGCTAATAATACATTTGCTAAGTATGTCATGAAGAATGAAGAAGAGTTATTACATCTAATCACTACACCATGTGAATTCCATTTAACTACGTATCAGCCAATCCCCAATACAATGAATACCTTAGATACGGTATTAGCGGAACTGGGATTGATTAAACCAGTTACAACACCCGACTGGGATAACTTTGGTAAGACCTATTCAGATATGGTTCAAAAGTATCTACTATTGAACGATAGTCTCATTACAGACGGTTCAGTGAAGAAACGATATTCACTTAAACCTAGAGTTGAAATTACGATTACATATTTATTAAATTATGATTGTTTATATAACAAACGTGTAATTGAAAATTCAAAAGCATTTAAGACGAAAGAATAGAGGTGATATTTTATGGCTCGATTTGAAAACCGTGTTCATGATTCATTAGAATCTATCGCAACTTTCGTTTCCGATAAAGACGTTATGTGTAAATCCGCTAACACAACTATGGTCATTAGAGGTACGGAGGCTGTGCTTGAATCCATCACGGACGACATCAAAAATATCATCTGTCAAACTTTTGATACTACCAAAGCCCACAAGATTTGTAAGATGAACTACCATAGTGAATGTTTATTCATTCGCTTCAAAAGAGAAATACACTGTTAAGGTGTATTTCTCTTATTAACGTCATTTAGACAGTAGAAAGAGAGAATACCCGGTTGTAAGGTATTCTCTCTAAAGATGATGTTGTGTAAAGATAGATATAGCTTGTATTATACCCAAGGAGGCGGTATAAGAGAATAGTCCTGATATGCGAAGAAAAGATTAAGACGCATATTTCTATTATGAGCAATGCTATCATAATGAAAACAACTATTTTTTTACATCATCTATATAATTGTGTATAGGTGAATAAAATATCCTAGATACCATGAAGGTATCTAGGATACTTATTTTTTTATTTACGTAAGAAGTCTGCTTGTTGACGAATATGGTCAAGTGTGATATTAACCAATTTCATAGTATGAGCAGTTTCAAACAATGTGTATTGGGTAAGAGCTTCAGATAAGATGAAGTCTTTATCTAAAGAAGATGTACGAGCGATTTCGTCTTGGTCAGTCATGTCCATACGACGAAGGTCGTCTAAGTCTTCGTTCTTATCTTGGATGTAAATATCAAACACATTCAAGTTCAATGGGTTTTCCAAAAGAACTTTAGATGGTTGAGGGATTTCAGGTTTAGTACCTTCAGTAGCAGCAGACTCGCGAATCACACGAGTTGCAATGCCTTGCATCAAAGAGAAGAAGAAGGATTTGTTGATATCTTCTTTATTGTAAGTGAATGTGCGAGAAACTGGGTCGTAAGATTCTGCAATCATAGCAGCTTCAGATGCAACATCGTCTGCTGTTGTGTCTGCACGGTCATCTACTTCTGGCGTTTCTTCTTCGTTTGCTCCCGCTCCAGCTTCGTCGGTTTCACCTTCGAAGTCTTTTACCATAGCGTTTTGTAATTCCGCTTGGTCTTTTTCACGTTGTTGTTCGTCACGAACAACATCAATGACTTTGTTGCTAATCATCTCAGCTAATTCATCAGAACCCAATTTATCCATTTTAACGAGGATTGTATTACGTTCTTCATCATCGAGTTGAGGAGCAATCATTTCTTTAATTTCTTCTTCCGTAGAAGCTTCGTTAATTTTTTTAACACGTTCTAATACGATTGCTTGAGAGAACTGGTTACAGAACTCAAGTAATGCTTTTAAGAACGGAGAGTTGGTACGTCTAGCAGATTCTGCTAATGTTTTAACTCCACCGATTTTACGGATGTAACGACCACCCATAGTACGGAATTGTTTTGCGTTTTCTTCAACGAATGTTTTATCATGAGGTAACGCTTTCATGAATACAGCATTGAAGCATTCTGTTAATACAGCTTGAGGAATCATCTCGGAAAGTTTATTGATAGCACTGGCACGATGGTTACGCATTAAAGCATTATGGTTTACTTTTAACGCACTATCGAGTTCATATGCTGCACGTTCTTCGACAAGACGCTCATTTTCAAGTTTAGCTGCTTCAGCTAATGCTTGTGCTTTAGAGATCTCTTGTTGGCGTAGCTGTTTAAAGTCTAGTTTAGTAAAGCCTAGACCTTGTTGGCGTACGACTGTACGATTATATGCCATTGCAATGTACTCCTTTACATATAGAATCTATAATGTTATAACTATGTCCTATACTAGTCAAGAATATTGATGAATATTTGTGGTGTACGTTTACCATTACGGATGATGTAATCCACGTTTAGATATTCAGGAATAACCTTGGATGTTTCAATGACACCTTGGATAACATTCGTTTCATTAACGAGTGATTCAAGGGTTTGCATACCAGGACCATATTTATTAATACCATTAAACTTGATAAATTTAATGGATGGGAAGTTATCTTTAATCCCTGCAATGAGGTTAGATACATATAACGATGGACTGGATACCAACGAAATTTCCCGACTCTCAATATATTTCTTAATATATTCTTTAAGTCGTTTCGTCATATCCTCGGCATCGGTAGTGAATGTATATTTCACATCGAAGGAAATAGAGATATTGATTTTATCTAATGGATTCGTTGCTTCCTCTAAGTCTTCATGTTTAAAGTAGAACTTAGAATATCCATAGGTATTGAAGAACTTCATATCAATATGGAAGTTATTCGTTAGTAAGTCAAGAGACTTACGGATATAGTCATAGATATTACGGAAAGAATCCATGAAGTTTTCACGAGCATTTGGTAACTTGAAGTAGTTGGCTTTAATCAATGGAATCATTTCAAGTCTGAAACCGAATTTACCATTGGCTCCTCTATTAGCGTATTGCACATAGGAACGTACTTCAGGTACTGGGATAATAAAGCGAGCTTTAGTATCTTTACTCATGATATATCGATTAGTTAACGTAAATTGTTGCAAGAATGGTAAGTTGTTGAATTTATGTAATTGCGTTGTATGTGTATCGGGATACTTATAGAACGTCAATAACTCAATCTTACAATCTGTGCCAGCTGCTAAATATGGGTCAGTACTTTCTTCCCCTGTATCAGGGTCAATCATACCTTCCGTTAACTGAATTTGATTTTTCAATGATACATAGTCATTCGTTTTGATGAACTTCTTGAAGAAGTAATAATCTTCATCGAAACCGTATAAGTCCATATCAACAAGCCGTTTTACACGATGCTCTTCACCATGGAAGGTCAATACGACTTTAAGGTTCTTATTATCGATGTAGGTATACCCATCAGTTGGGTTAACGAATGTTCTATCAGTTGGTAATACCAATGTATCATCTTCTACTAATTTAAAGGCTTCCTTAGGTAACATAGCCGAAGGAGCAATCTTAGTAGTAATGGTATACCCATCTTCACCATTTAAGGCATCACGTTTAATATTGATATTATTTACGATGAATTGGTTGAATGAGTTGGTATCCACTGGTTGATATAGCGTTGTGATATTATCATTCACCGAGTTAAGATAGAATGCTACCGATAATGGGTTAGTACACACTACCGTTAAGAACGGATTGATGTAAATGAATTCACTATCTTCATAACCATCTAAGTTAGTCCGTAAGGATAATGACTTATCAACGACAGCAACCGATTTATCTTTACCTTTATATTTGAACAACTTACCTGCTTTGATGATATTCCGTTTAGACTGTTCCATATATACGTCAACGTCAGAGGACTCAAATTTGATATCCAATGTATTCGTTGGGATAACGTTTTCATCTCTGTCACGGAATAGAATGAAAGTAGAATATAAGCGTTCAAAGGCATCGTCACGTTTCTTCATGAATAGAATTTCATTTTGTTCACGATGACGGATATTATTGAAATAGATTTGTAAGTCATTGGTAGTGGTAAAGGATTTAATAGTAGAGTATGCTTTAACAACTTCGTTACGTAACTCTTCAATCTCTTTACGATTATAACCACCAGTAGCAGCACCGGTAACTGTACCCATGAATATCATACCACGGTTATTTGGATACTTATCAGACTTACCGATGATTTCTATATTCGTACCATCATATGTATTGAAGTTACCTTCTTTACCTTTAGTGGTATAGAGTTGAATATAGATTTCAGAATTGTACTTCGGTGTGAAGTATCTATCATCATTAGAGAATTCGATTTGTAATCGATGTTCATCATTGATTTTATAGAAGCAGAAAGGCTTATCGAGCTTTTCTGTATTGACTAGTTTTTTAGTCAACTGTGTATATGATAAGTCACCTGGAGCTTTATAAAATACTTCAAAGTTTGCTAATTGACCTTCGAATTTGTATTCCATAGATACTAGGTTAATCTTATCATTAGTGATAATAGTATCGGTGATTGTTTTCTTTTGTACTTGATGTAATTCTACGTTCAATACAACGTATCGTTTACCATTATCGTTGACAAATGTACTGGTTCGAATATACGGATTCTTCAATGGACTGATACCATTCACATGGTCCATGATATAGTATGCACTATGTGTAATTCCTTCAAGTGTTCGTTTAGACGTTACACGAATATCATAGTCTAACATGAAAGGGATATCTTCAATATTGAATATCATATCAGAATCGATATCGAAATATACGATGTTCCCATCACCATTGATACCATTCTTCAATAACGCATCTTCTGCCATTGTTAATGTAAAAGGTACAGTAGCAGAGTTAGCCATTAGATTATCGATTTGGAAGATGGTAGCATGGTTATAGATAGACTCAGGAAGTTCTGCCTGAATCGGGAAGATCTCTTTAAACAATGATGTGATTGTAAAGTATCCATCATTGATTGTATTGGCAAGGATTTCGGTGATATACCCAAATAGACCCACATTCATTTCATTCATGTCAGCAATCTGACTGAAGTAGGTAGGGGCAATATCTTTGGTTAGGTAATCCTTGATATCATAAATACTCGTACCGTTTTTAATAGTACCCACAATATCACATCCTATTTATAAAAATTCTGATAGTTGGAATAGAAGCGGTTAAGCCAACGCTCAACACGCTTCGTTTCTCTATCAGTAGACATACATAATTCTTTTGCTTGTTGTAATACATCCATCGGATTATCCAATCGGGATTCGCCAATAATCCCTTTCTCGAATAGAGTGGATAAGCTGATTGGATGTTCATGTTGCATTAAGGTTTTTAGAATGATTAATGCTTGACTGACTGGGTAGATATGAATGCAAGTTGGATGAAGGTCTACTCCAACTACTGTAAATACAGTATCGAAGTCTCCATCCATCTTAATAGTATTCATATCCATATCTGCAAAACAGATAATATCAGATGGTAGCACGGCAATGGAACCCACAGGGTACCATCGATGTAAATCATCATTCCATTTTTTAATCATTGTACTCATAGATGTCCTCCACTATTCTGGTCGGTATCTAAGTTTATATAGTTCCCCACCATTACCTGTATCAACAAACGGACAACCAACGAATGTTTTCGTGGAGTGATGTGTTTCCTGATTATATACTGGGATATAATGGAATGCTTGTTGTTGAGATAGGTAGTTAAATTCAGCTACATGGAGAGGATTGTAATCGTCTTTCTTACTATAGTTGAATGAGATTGTATAAGTGGGTTGTTTAATCGTTTCATTTACAGAATCGGCAAAGTTAGAGGAAGGAATATTCGTTGGGAAACAACCAGTGTATTTACACCAGTAGAGAATATCCTCACCTGTCGTCTTCGTTAAGAAGTAATAGATTGAAATGGCATAGTCTAATTCACGCCGGTTAGCATGTGCTGGATTCGGCATAGCTTCGCCACGATAGACGGCATTGATATATTCAATCCAAATTTTCATAATCTTATAGACGGATAGCATATCATCATCACGGAAGTTTACGTTAACTGTACCTGCGGTTTTAGTCTTAATGGTACTTTGACCATAAGTATTCTTCCAACCTGTTAATGTTTCACCGTGTTCCGTTGTTTCAAGAACTTCGTCTTGTACATCTAAACCAGTACATCGATCGGTTAGGATAGGAATAAAGGAATGGCCTGCACCAGCAGAAGCACCCATAAGGTAGCTAGATAATACCGGATGTGACTTAAGCATGCTATACATAAGAGCAGTCGCATGGGCATGTGATACACCCACATCTAAATTTAATACACTTTCACCCTTATCATTAGCGAACGATAAGTTCATATCAGGGCGAGTAAAGAAGATATGACCTTTAGAACCAATGAGTTCGTTATTAGGTGTTGGTAGACGATATCGATTGAACTTATTAAAGATGGTAGCTCTATCTGTATGAATATTGAATTCATTGTAGATAGCTTCCATACCATCCGTATATTCATCGTATAAGTCATCATTCATATCTTTGAAGATTTGCACATCCTCTTCAGGGATGTTCGGTGGGTCCGTAACAAGAACGGTAGCATAGGATGCATCTTGTTCCCATTCATAGATACCACCAAAACGTTTAATAATCTTTTGACCATCGCAACCTTTGTATCGGAAATACTCGATAGCTGCTTGGTCGATTTCAGCGTAGATTAATTGGCGATGCTCATATTGACCATCGAATAAACTCCCACCATTATCAAATGATGGTCGTGTTCCTGGCCAGTCTCTTGAGTCACCACTAAATAAACTACCATTACTACTCCCACCTAGAATAGAATTCACTTTACCATTTAGGTTAGGGAATGTTTCACCGAAGATGTTGAATATATTCTCTAAGTTTGAACCAAAGTCAAACCCGATGACGTAACTTAAACGGGAGGATAATAATCCACCCAACAAACCACGGAAATTACTTTTAAGAATATCACTAAAGAATGAACCATCGCGTATATTCCCGATGGTTGCACCTTTCAATAGAGAGCTTACGGTTTTATTTTTAACACGAAGAACCTTATCGATACTCATAGCATTGATGCGGTCGCTTCGACTCGGACCTTTATTAGAAGAACCATTAATATCAGCAAAGGATGTGTTCTTTAAGGAAACACCTTTTCCTCCTGTCATGACACTTTGGTCAGATATCGTAGAATAGTTGACACTATTCTTAAGCGATGAAGTCCCCGCTGGTTTAAACGTATAGTTGTTATTACTAGACGTTGGGGATGGTGCACTATGTGTTAAGAACCGTTGCATAGAACCCATAACTCCACCGAATGAACGACGGAATGGGTTCTTAGGGTCTTGGTTTGCAGAATTAGCTACGCGTTCAGAAGAGAATTCGACATCTCGGTCGATGATGACATCGGCAGCGTTTAAATAACCACCAGTCGATGTTTTGTAATACGACTCCATACCATCTTTATGTAGTGATACGAGTACCACTTTGGTATTGGGTTTCATTTTACCTTGAGCTTTACCTAAGCTATTAGGCTTTGACATAATAGGGGTAGAGCTCTTTACTCTAGCTTCTAAATACATAGTAGTTATCACCTCAATTTAAGGACTGTAACCTTATTTGAATGTTAAATCTATAGTACTATACCACACTGTACAATGTTCTATGTATTTAACAAATATATAATCTATTTCAATAATAAGAAAGGAGATTATTTGCGCAATGATCAACTCCGTAATTCGTACAATAGTATCTGTAATCGGCATGGATGGCCTTGATGCTGTGAATAAAACAGCAAAAACACTAGCGGCTAATCCAGATGAAAATTACAAATCTATTGCACGCCAATCCGACAAAGCGATTTGTCAATTCCCTGTAATTAGCTCTAATGCTATGACATATGATACAGCGATCATGGTGACAAAAGCATGTGAACGTAACTTCACATCTTTCATGCAAGTTGTCGTTGGGTTGAATAGTGTTATCGATTCCAGTACAACAGCAACACAATATATTTCCCGTTTCCATACAAATATCGACAATGATGGAACGACTGGAACAACAGCTGGTGCTGTACAAACACTTGCACCTAAAGTATTAGAATCATTAGATGCTAAAACACGTAAAGAAATCCATGAAATGCTCGTAGAATCTAATATGGATTTCGAAAGTCAATTTGAAATGAATTCTATCAATAATAGATTCCGTCCAGTTGACGTAAAAACATTGGTAAAAGAAGAAATCACTGGCTCTGCGTATGTAAGAGATGAAGATATGGATGACTTCATGAAAGATAAGAGATCTGATAAGGGTCAACTTATCAATGACACCATCTCCAATCTCAAAAAACTACAAGCAGTACCTAACCGTGTAGGTTCCGATAAAGATAACGTACCTACTCTTAAAGATACTGATATTAAGAAAGCTAATGAATTAGTACCTTCTTTAATGCAAGTTAAATTAACACAACGTGGTGAAGGTGGCAATATCGACTTAAACTTCTTAATCGGTATTAAAGCTGTACTTCATCCAGTAACTTCTGCTGAAATGATTAATAACTTAGCTAAAGCGGTTACTAAAAACAAACAAGGTAAATTATTCAACTTCCTTCGTTGGACGACTGGTGAAATTTCTTTCTTGAAAGATCTAGTGTTCAGTATCGATGAAGTGAAACGTGATTTATCTGATGAACGTGATAAACGAACTTCTCCATGGTGGAACCTTCTTAAGAACCGTAATTCTGTAAGTCGTTTCCGTAAATGGACTCGTTCTAAACCATTACTTCCTAATGCAACGATTGTTATCACGCAAGCTGAAGTGGATGCGATGAAAGCTAACCTTAAAATCGATTTAGGTGATGCTGTGGTTGCCCGTAAATGTATGGAAGAACTTGGTCTTATCCAATTCGTTATTGTAGACGAAGCAAACGATGTAGCACAATTCTTAATTGATGGTCAATCTCGTTACCAAACATACACATTTGGTGCATTATCTCGTGATAATAACGATGCTGAAAAGCAATTCAAAAATATTCTTAAAGCTGTAAATAAACTATAGGAGTATGACAATGACTGATAATCGTGAATTAGAAGTTATGCTTGCTGAAAGCCTTACTTCTAAAGAATATACTACACTTACAATAGCTTTAGAGTCTGAAGAAACAAAAGGGAACTTCTTAACCCGTTTGTATGAAAAAGTACTCTTTAGCTTCCATCGTTGCTTGATTTCTATCAAGAAAAACGATATGGCAAGAGTGACTCTTGCTACTAAAGGGGATTGTTTAAAACATCCTTACTTCAAACAGCATGGAGTTCCTCCACAAATCGCTGTTTTGTTTACAAAATCTGATAATGAAGTAGTACGTAAAATCGGTGAAGATATTATCACTATTGGTAACTTCTTGCAACGTCATCGTGCTAATTTCATGAAAGCGTTCCAAGCACAATGTCCTGCTTGTACAGCGATGTATACGACTATGGTATTAGCATGCGTACAAGCAAGTAGCTATGCTATCGGTATTGAAGCTAGTGATAAAGTAACGGATTTATATAAATCTGGTGCTGAATCTGTTGCTAAATCTGCTGCACTTATTAAAACTGGTCAAGCTGAAAAACTGTTTAAAGGTCCTATGATCACAACTCAAGAAGCAATCGGTGATGACGTTATGAATTACTTTGTTAAGAATAAAACACAAAGTAATGCAGTCTTCGCAGTTGTTCCTGCGGTAATCATCGCTCTTATGGCATTCTTCATGACTGGTAAATTCATTATCTTCAAGATTTATGAATCTAAGTCCAATATAGCAGACTACTTAGCTCAACAGGCATTATATCTTCAAATGAATGCTGATGCAGTAGAAGCTAATGAAAACATTCCTCTTGAGAAACGTCAACAAATCGCTGAACGTCAACGTAAAGCAGCTGAAAAATTATTGGAATTATCTGATAAGATCGCTGTTGATGGTATCAAAGCTGGTCGTAAAGCTCAAGATGAAACTCGTCGTGATAACAAAGTTATCATTGAAGATGCTAAACATGACATATCCGTAAATCCAAATACTACACCAAGTGAAACGAATCAAGGTGTAGATGTATTATTTTAGGAGGTAACTCACATGTTCTTATTCGAACAAGCACTTCTTGAAGAACAACAAGAGCAAGAAGTTAATAACGTTGAAACACCTGAAACTGAAGAAGAGTTAGAAGAACAATTCTCCGGTTATATGTGTGAATCTATCCGTTTAGAAACTGCTATGGTTAAAGCTGACCGTAAATGCACTGAAAACTACTTAGCAGCTACTACTGAATCTGACAAAGAAGCTGTTAAAGCTATCTTCGAAAATACAGTAACTGATTTCGTTAAGAAATCCAAAGAAGCTATCATGAAAGCTATCAATACAGTAATCAATTGGATTAAAGAAAAAATCAAATGGGTTACTGAAAAATTAGGTAAACGCGTTGAATCCGTTGTAGCGAAAGCTAAAGGCGTTGACGCTAAACTAAAACAAAAAATGGACCGTGTAGAAGTATTATACTTTGCGAAAGACAACATCAAAGATATGCAGGCGGTTGCTACTCGCGTAGGTCAGTATCGTAATGCATATAAAACGTTCATGTCCGCATCCAGTAAAAAGGATGTTAAAAACGCTAAGAATATATTCGGTAATATCGTAACTCCAGAATACCTATCTGGTCTTCGTGAAGATATGAAGAATGCGGCTGCTACAATGCGTTCAACTGAAAAAGTTCAATTCGGTAAAGTTCGTGGTAGAGTAGAAGCAATGTGCAGTATCGGCGGTGTGAAAGAAGTCGCTAAAAGTTTAGTTAGTATTATGGATCAATATCGTGAAACTGTAAAAGATATTAAAGATATCAAAGAAAACGATAATCCTGAATGGGCTAAACTTGCATTACAATATAGCCGCGAATTTATCTCTTTAAGCCGCAGTGTTTCATTACAAGTTGCAATCTATGACCTTAAGATTCTTATGGTTGCTACAGCAGCTATGGCTAAAGCTACAGCTGGTGCATTAGTACCTGAAAAGAAAGAAGCTACTAAAGAATCCGTTTCTTTATTAGATGATATGCTAGCTACTATTTGCTAATAGCATTATAAATCTGGATACCTTCGGGTATCCAGATTATCTTTTGTCTTTTAGTATAGTATCTAATCTACAAATCTATAAATACTTTACATTTATTACGTAATAAATAGGAGGTCTATCCTTATGTTTTTATTCGAACAGATAGTGCTTGAAGATAAGCAAGGTATATTAGTAACAGTTCCGACACCTGTAACAGAAGCGGAAATGGAAGAACAATTCTCCCAATACATGTCCGAATCCATTCGCTTACAAACTGCTATGGTAAAAGCTGATCGTAAATGCACTGAAAACTACTTAGAAGTGACTACAGAATCTGATAAAGAAGCGATTAAAGCTATCTTTGAAGCTACTGTAAAAGACTTCGTTAAAAAATCTAAAGATTCTATTGTTAAAGCGGTACAAACAGTAATCAATTGGCTTAAAGAAAAAGTTAAAATGATTACAACTAAATTGGCTGATAAAGTCAAAGAAATTGCTAAAAAGATGAAGGAATTATCTCCTGATATCGTTGGTGCTATGGATAAAGTTGAAGTTGAAACTATCGACTTTAATGAAACTAAAGCAGTATACGATGATGAATTCATTAAAATTATGCACGAACTTGATGTAATTCGGTCATCTAAAGATATCGACGAAATTAAAGAAATTAGTGAAAATTTAAGCGGTTATATAAGAAATCGTAAATGGGGTAACGGTGGTGCAGATAAAGACTTAGAAGTTGTCAAGGTACCATTCGGTAAAGTTAAGAGTCGATTCGCTCACCATTGTTCTATCGAAGGTATTAAGAAACACTCCCAAGATATTGAAAATGGGGTTGGGTATTTCAAAGATATTGATAATGTAATCAATTCCATTAAAGCCGATGATGGTGAACTAGCTGCGAAAAAACTTGCCACATTGAGTAAAATCACTCAGATTGCTCAACACTATATTCAATCACGTTTGAATCTTCACACTCGTATCATTGTATACGCTATTAAAGGTACATTAAAAGCAATCGCTTTAGCACCTAAAAATTTAGTTAAAAAAGAAGCTACTAAAGAATCCGTTTCTCTATTAGATGATATGCTAGCTAGCTTCTAATCAAAAAAAAAATAATATATCCAGATACCAATATGGTATCTGGATATCTTTTGTCTTTTCCTATTTAGTTGCGTCTGTAAACGCTTTAAAGGACTTTTCAGTCATAGATAAACGAATATATTGACGAGCATTAGCAAATTCCATCAATGCTTTGGATAGGTTAACCACATATGGTAACACCATATGGTGCTTTCTATCTCTATCACTATCCATATATTTCTTAAGTGTTGCTATGATAGCATCGATTCTAGCACGTTCCTCAATTAAATCTGTTTGTAACTGAACTGGGTTGTGTTCTTCTCTATACTTCATAGCGACACTAAATTTAACTTTCGTTGTCGTATCAGACTTCTCACGTAAGTCTTCCATGATAGATTTAATAGAACCAACACCATTTTCCAAAGTCATGTTATTAACCGCAATGAGTTCATTAGCTTCATCGATATCTTTGGCTTTGATGATTTCTTCTAATAATTTCCAATAGCGAATCACTTGTTGTTCAACTAAACCAAGCTCACGTTCAATGTATTTAATTCTATCTTCTTCATAGAAATCAACTTGAACGTCTGCAAATTGTTTAAAGTAGGCTTCATGTTCATCTAATTTCTTAGATGCTTTCATGAATTTAGTCTTGACCAGTTTAATACGGTCAGTAATCCATTTAACGATGGCATTAAATGCTTTGATTAACTTATCTTTAGTCTTTTTAACGTATTCTGTTACAGAAGCCTCATATAGAGCAATGATTGTCTCTTTTTGAGATTCTGTTGCGACTTTATAGTTTTCGGTACAAATTCTATCAGCCATTGTGAATTTAGTTTGTAACCGAATACAGTCGACGATACATTGTTCATAGGTTGTCATTTACAATCCTCCTAAACGCGAGAACGAATGATCTTATATCCTTTACGGATATTGCCCTTGATAGGATTCTTCGTTACATCTTTAATTTCTTTAGTTTTGTTAGCTTGTGCTTTAGCTAATACACGTTTTAAATTACGTGTATAGGTATGGAAACATTGACCAGTCATAGAGAGTTTAATCCCTACGATACGGAGAGTGGTTTCAATGTATAATTTTTCTCGTTGCAGTTGATTGAACTCTTCCTGAGTATCCGCTTTATCTAAACGGGATTCAATCACTTTCAACGCATCGTTTAAATACTTTTGAGATTCAGTACAGTTCTTAATCAACCGAGCTGAGTTGTTACAATATTCAATCATGATATCAACGATTTTTTTAACATCACCCGGTTTATCAATCGTTACCACTTCATCTAAATCAGCGCCACGATAGTATCGTTTAATAGCAGTAGTCACATTCTTCGAATCGAAATCGGTGAAGTTCTCAATGATATCAGCTTCTGTTTTGATATGACTACCATTGTGATTCAATGTATTGGATACGGATGCTAATTGTGGAATTGGTAAACCACTAGACATCAATTCTTTATGGGCTTTCCAAAATGGAACACTTATGAATGATACACCTAGGTAGTTATGTTTAGCAATATCGTCAAATTCATGTTTATGTTCTTCAAACCATTCAGAGTGAGTACTATACATAGATTTGATTTTCTTAATAATCCCATTGATTAAATCCATAATAAACTTACGGATTTTAGCTAACCATCTACGGATAGTATCAACGATTTTATTACGAGTTAACTTCTCACCAATACGGTCTTTCAAGCTGACTTCCATAGTAGCTTGATGGAATACCATATCAGCTTCCATTAATTGAGATTCGATTAAGTAGTCGATAGTATTCATCATACGTCGATACCTCCTAATCCAATAAATGGTCAAGTAGGGATTTGTTCTTACTTTGAGCTCGATTGAAAATCAAATGTACTGTGTAGTAGTATTCCATGAATGCAGAGATTTGATATACTGCAAATTGAGCTACACTATTAATAGATGTAATAGCCAATCCAGCAAGAATATGAACCGCATCGACGAGTTTCAATAACATACCTACTTTAATAGCTACATTAGTTTCACCCATTACATCTGCTAATTTCTTACGGATTTTAGTAACGACTTTACTAATCGTATTAGCGATAGTATCAATCATATCATAGTACGCATTGACATCTAAATGATCATATTCACGATTCATTAATTTGAAATCAAATGCCAATTGATTCATCAATACGACACCACAATGTACTTTTTCTCTAACTTTAGTAGGGAAGAAGTACGCTAATAGTGTATCATTGAAGGAATCATCAGATACCGTTTTGATATCCGCATTACGACCATTGATAAGGGATGTGCGTAAGATACCAGGAGCTTTATCCTTAGCTTCTTCAACCAATTCGTCGAAGCGTTCTTGGTTGAATGCTTTGGTTCCGATAGTATCTACGATTTCAAATTGTTCTAACCAACGAAGGTAACGACCGATTTCAGGGACTCTAGATGTTACATTGATATTTGTATACATCATAAGACTGAAGTTATCTTTAGGGTCTTCTACACGACGTTGATACAGTTGAATTTCATTAGCAGTTTTCATACGGAATTTGCTAATTTCTTTGTGATATCGACGATGCTCTTTGATAGCATAGTCACATGCTTTTTGAGCTGCTTTATCGATATCGGTTAAGTATCCATCAACTAAATGCATCGCTTCTTTAAAAGATTGGGCATCAATAGCACTTTTGACTCTTGATGTGAATTTTTTAGAAGTTGCACTAAGAGGACTAATAATAGAATTATATAAACCCGCTGTCATTTGGAGTGGATCAGGAAGGGCTCCTTTAACACTCGTGAAATTGAAACGAGATTCTTCGAATACAATATCTAATTGATCTGTCATAAAGGTGTACACCTCTTTCTTAAGTACGAATTATTTTAGCTAAAATACTTATTACCTTGTCTAAAAGACTAAATAAAGCCGTAGGTAAGTCCTACGGCTATTACTTATTTCAAGGTTCTAGGTTTAGGACCTTTAGATGGTGTGTGTTTATCTTGTACTTTAGCGTTATATTCTTTCCGATTCTCGGAGTCAGAAGCAACACTTTTGAATGTACTTGGATACTTATTATCCTGAATATTACCCACTCTATCTTTATCATGTTGATTCGGAACATCAGAAGATGCTTTTAATTCATCATGAGAACCATCTGTATATTTAGATTGCACATCCTTAGGAGAAGGGGTATTAGAAGGACCCTTACTTGGAGGAGCATCTTTCAATTGGATATTTGGATTCACCTTAGCATTAATGGATTGCACTTCATCGGAACTTAATCCTGACTTTTGAGCAAAGTCATATTGAGCGGCACAGTTGAACATATCACCTGCTTTAGTGAATGCCGTAGTAGCTGATGTAAGTCGATAATAGCCATTATACTTCTGCTTTTCTTTATCAGTGAAGTAGAATACGAATTCCTTGTTAGGAGTCATCGCAAATAAATCTTGGTCTACTAATAAGCACGATAAGTGTAAGTTACGCTCATTGATTTCACTTAACATAACGGACTTATTGAACTCATTACCAAATTTATCAGATACGATAGATGAACTACCCATACCCCGTTGTTGACCTGCACCTGATACTTCTGTGGTTTCATTGTTCCTTGGGTCTACAATTGTTACGTTGTTACCAGCGACTAAGTCTTGTGTCGTAGATGGTGTAGATACGGAGATATTCTCCGGGTCAATATACATAACGTATTCTTGCTCATCAGGAGATTCGAATGTACCCGTTGCTTTCAGATTTGAATTCGTTTGGTCGAATACGGTTAAGATAGTTTTCTTAAATTCACCTTGTTCATAGCAATCACAGGCACCGGATTTATTTAAGATATATAGGCAACGGAAGTCATAGAATGACATCGTACCAAAATAATAGGTGCCGTATGTTTGTTGAAGGTATTCGAATACGTTCATCAAGTTCATTGGAGGAACGATAACCTGAGGATATTGTTTCTGATTGTTCAATGGACTGATGAGCATTTTATCAATACCTGCATTACTTAAGATATGACCTAATGCAGAGGATAACGTACAGTCATTATAGATTTCATTGACTGTTTTCCGCATCGCAATTAAGTCTTTTTCTCTCCATAATGAGAGTTCATAGGCTTCGGTATAATCACTTGGGTTATACCAGTGCTTATCTTCTGCTTTAATAGCGGAAGATGTTTGTTGACCACCAGCTGATTTGTTGGTTTGGTCATAGAGTTTACTTTCTTGGAACGGAGCCTCATCATCAATCAGTACAATGAATGTATCATTGATGATATCATGATAGGGTTGGGTTCCTTGTTCACCATTGATATCTACAGCTACCATTCGGAAGCGAATATTCACTTCATTCTTGTTATTAACGATAGCTTCGTGTAATCTAGGTGGTAATAAAGTTTTGATTTCTAATATGGGATGAATGGCTTCGTCGTATAATTGGGTAAGAAAAATATGCTGGATAGCAGTCGGTATCATATCGATTGGATCTTGACCAGGAAGTAATACCTGCCAAGTTTCCACTCGATATCGATACCGATGATTTCGCATGTTGGTACGAAACTGATTGCTAGTGCCAGACTGTCCACCCATATTAAATGCTTTATCAAGTAAGCCATCCAAATTTAGTTTAGGAATATTTGGACGTTTTACGGAGCTAAATATATTTTTCAATAAAGAGCCCGTATCAATTTTGATACCCATTTATTATAGTTGAACCTCCTCTAGTAACTCATTACGTTTACTATATTGATTGAGTTCCATTAACATCAACGGACAATCAGCGAAGTATTTATCATTGATATCCATTAATGTATCAGGGTCAGTTTTATCGGAGAGTTGGTCGAATATCTTTTGTTTCTGTACATCTGATGTTACATCGTATTGGTATTCGAAATCAACTGCTCGATAGTTTCTAACCACTTGGTTAGCTATGTCTTCTTTATTCAAGAAATTAAAGTTTGATTGATGAATCACATGGGCAAGATTACTAATCTTGAATGTATCTTCATCTTCATCATAGATATATCCAGCTTCATATAAGGCTTCTAACGATTTATAAATTTTAGTGAAGCGATAGCCAGATACACCTTTAATACTACGTTTTCTATCACCATCACAGGATACAATGAATGGTAATAGTAATGGATTGATATCTCGTTTCGGTTCGAACTTGTTCTTGAAGCACATGTATTTCATTACATTCCGCTTAGTTAGTAGAACAGGTTCATTCTTGAATTTAGATATCACCAAGAAGTTATAGTTGGTATACTGTAAGTCATAGGCATCTTTGGATACAATGATATTCACATTGGCTGGATGTTTATTTTCCATATGAATAATCATCGGCACCAAAGACGATTCTACTGAATCAGTACCAACCATATATACGTTTTCGATATACTCTGTAATAATCTTCATGAAGTCAATAGACTCCCGAATGATAGTATTCACAGTGATTCTATCTAAGTCAGTAAGGGACTTGAAGAAGTGTTCACGGTATCCCTTAACTAACGCTGTATTATTATATTCCACTCGTGATTGTGGGATATTGTTATAGTAGAGGAAGATGTTTGTCTTTATCTTGCTCTTGGAGAAGTAATTCCGATAGTGTGCTACGATATTGATAAAGTTGGAAATCATATTACGATAGATTTCATTCACTTCTTTCTTATTCGCTACTCTTAGATACTTCTCAACATGTGTATTTCGAATGCAATTATATAATGATTCGAAGTTGATATAGATATTAGCAGTATTCACGATACGCTTACCATTCTTATTGGTATCCGTTAAGTGACCGTTAAACATCTTATCCAAATACACATATTTGACTTTAAATGAATTAGCATATCCGTCGATGATTTCAAACATGATTATTCTACCTCAACATCAATCGTTAAGATATCACCATCAGTATCACCGAAATTGAAGCCACCATATTGACTTTTACGTTTATTGATAGCGGATTGTAATACATCAATACTACCGAAACCGATATCTACGAGTTTATCAACCATAGTATCAACTTCTTCATCCGTTAAACTGATACCTTTACCAATCACGGGTTCTTCATCCATTTTCATGCTACGGATATTGATATTAGCAGGACCATCATCGAATGATGCCCTGATAAGGAATTTCCCCCAATTACTATTGGCGGATTCCGAGATGTTATCAATTACCTCTTCCACTTTAAAGCGGGAAGGGTCATATGGTTTTCTTGCCATTATATAATCCTCCTTTATTTACTTTTCTGTGTATAGGGTAAAAAAATAATAGGAATGAATCCGAAGACTCATTCCTATTATTTGAAAAACCACTATTAACGAACGTATTTCATTGGATCGAAGTCGTTGCGTTTGAAGTTTTTGTTAGCAATGGATTTCAACACTTTAACTGTGAAACCTTTGTTGCGATGGTCGTTTGCAGACACGAAGTCTAATACGAAACCGCCACGTTCTGTTGGGATATCGAATAACCAACGAAGAACGATTTCCATATCCAATTTAATGGATGCTACGGTGCGGTCTTTAGACAAGTGCCAATCAACGGAACCAGAAGTAAAGTTAGCGATTGCTGTGTCTAAACCTTCATCACCCAATAATTGGAATTGAGCTTTGTCAGTGTTGTTGCGAGCAATGCTGTTCAATGTGCCTAGTAAGTTAGAAAGGCCATTGTTACCGCGACCAGAGAAAGAGCGTTTACCTTTACCACCCATACGTTTACGATCATCTTTGTCTAATTGAACAACAATGTGTGTGTTGAATGGATAGATAACGTCTTTGCCACGGTATTTACCGCTCAATACGCTGTTGAAATGTGGATTGTATTTGGATACCACATATACGCGTTCGTTTAAACCGGACACGTTTAAAGATTGTAGGCAGTTCAATAATGCACGTTCAATGTCATTAGACTTAACGTCATACATAACTGCACTTGGCACGATGGCCATGTTATTACGAGTTAATTCCTCGTAGTTTTTCGCCTGTGGATTATTTACCACTTGATTGTTTTGACCTTGGCGATTGTGTTGTGCATTGTTTGCACCGTTTTGATTGTTACCCATTATAAGTAACCTCCTCTTGTTAAAAAGAAACAAAAAATAAGTCGTAAACTCATAATCAAGTTATGGACTTGAATATTTGTTTACGACCTAATTAAATAATATATAGTTAAAATCCAAGTAAGGATTTTTACTATTGATTGGATAGAATCTTAGACTTTGCGTGGGACATCGTAGCATGTACTTTGTGAGCCCAAGCTTGATCAGATGCATATATAGAATTAACAGAGGATAGATTTGTATACCCTCGATTAAAGTAAACATCTTTAATCATCTCACCCCAATGGTCAACGCATGCTTCCATAGATGGGAAACTATAAGCTGCACCTTCGTTACCGTCATATGCGGCAATACCGAATAAGTTATTTCTAGTGCGAGCTAAATGACTGTTACCCCAAGAAGATTCATGAGCGGCAACGGCAACACCGAATAGAGCATTCACGCCCCATTTTTCTTCCATATGTTGGAATGCATCACCTAAACCAGCGAGACTTGTTCCTTCCAGTGCTTTATTAAGTTCGGCACCAGATAGATGTGTAGGTTGAGTAATATCAAGAGTGATATCATAGATACGTTCTTGAGCTACTCGATGTCCATTCGAATAACGAGACGTTAAGTGTAAATCTCGTAAGCTTCGAATAGACCAGTCCATTTCACGTTCATTAACGTAGAAATGACCAGAATCACCCATAGAGAATCCAATGAACTTACCTTCATATAGGTTAAGGTCACGTGTTACTTGCAATCCATACAATAAGATTTCAGTTTCTTTATACTTCGACTTATTCGATAGGAATGAATTCTTAGTAACTTGATGCTCTAGAGCATTAACTTCACGATAGACTTTGCCGTGTGTAGCACCGTCTTTTAACGCGAATTGAATATAGAAATTATCTTTAGCTAGTTCTGTAGGAACTTTAGCTAATCCTTCCATGGAAACAACTGTTCCATGTTTGTCTAGCGAGTATTTAGTTTTCTCATCATTGATGAGAATAAAGCTTCCTTGCTTAAGTTTGGTTTCCTTTCCATCGTTGGAAATAACAGCAACGTCATTTGTCGTTACTAGATAGATGTGTTCTAGCAGATTGATAGGTGCCACATCTTCTGTCGCTAACTGAGAAGTCAACGACGTGCCCTCTTTGTCACTATTGTACTTGGACTCAACTGCTCCTTGCGGAGATGCTGATAAAGCTTTTAAATCGTCTTGGTACTCGCTGATACCGAAGACGATTGCTATAATGAGGACGAATTTGGCAACTTGTAATAAAAATGGATTCACAGTTGTCACTTCCTTTCTTCATTAGAGCAATGTTCAAAAGTTATTGTGCTCTAATATATAAAAATATGGATACGATGAAAATACTCATCGTATCCATATAATATATACTTTATATACTGATTATACTTCTGTATGTTACAGCTAATTCTTTAGGGTCTAATTCAATACCGAAGGTGTCGCCTTCTTTACGACTTCTTTCATTGTATTGCTGTATCATGTAATCAACGATACGGAATCCAGGTAGATGCTTAACTAGCATCGTATGAATGTGTCGGAATGAACCACGAAGACCAGATTCAATCGTATTGGTATCTTCTGTATCACAGCCAACACGATGAATCATTACGATAGCATATAATATATCACATGCTAGATTCTTCATACTCTCTATCGATGTATCACCATCTAATGTGACACCTCGACTATATTCCAATAATCGTTGAGTATATTCCAAAATGTACTCACGACTAAGATATGGGTGACCACTTCGAGTACAATTGATATTCTGGAGAAGTTCACGTGTTAGTGTATTCCTATCACTATTGATAGCATTCAATACATCGAGTTTGAAATCATCGAATACACTTGTAGATTCTCCTACGGTATCATCTACCGTATCCGCCCGGAACATAGAATTCATGTTCTCAATATATTCGATTTTCATATGGGTTAGATATAACTCATATGGGTCAAACTCACCGAATAGCTTACGGTATGCTATAGTGATTTCCATATTATATTCATCATCAAAGATGAATAGTGGATACATATAGACGTTAATGGTATAGGTAGCTAAGTCGATATAAGCTCGAGTGCAATATACGGTATGGTCAGCTACTACCCATAAGTAATCATAGGTATCAGGGTGACTGAATAGACCGTATTCTGGATGGTCGCTACGTATGATTTCATATACGATTAAGTGGTTAACACCTCGTAAATCTTTTTCCTGTTGACATAGAGAACGGAATACCTCTTCAATACCTTCTGGGATTTCTTTTTCAAGAATTTGCTCTTTAATCTTCTCAGGGAATCCAGGAGTTATCGTTACTGGATTTTCAGTAGCTCCCATTTCTTCAGGACTATAATCACGACCTAGAATAGATATCAATTCAGAGTAATTACTAGTACCATCATCCACTTTCAGATAGTTCACGATAGTGGTAGTGATATCAGCACAATCAGAACGGTCTAATAGACCGATAATAATACTGGCGATGATATACGATAGACCACCACGTTTTAATAGCATCCCAATCCGTAACCCACGCTCTTCAGCAGATAACGTGTTCGTATTAAGAATGATATTGATGAAAGTGATAATATCAGCAGGTAACGCAGTTTCTACGGACTCATAGGATACCATATATGGCACCGCATCAAGATACCGCTCTGTTTGAGATTGGACTGATTCAATCAAGTTCTTAACTTGTGTGGGAATCTCATTACGTTCATTGAAATCAAATAGTTCTTTTTCAAAGAATGATTTAGCTCTATCAGATAACGTCATAGTGGTACCATATCCATCAGCATTTTCTTCTACTCTAATATCTTCATCAGCTACCAGCGTGACGAGTTTATGAGCATCATCCAATGTATTGAATTCTTCTGCTGGGATTGGTTTACGTAATACTTGTGTTTTAGTTGGTATAGCACCTACGATAGGTTCTAATGTACCTACGTTAGATGCTTCGTAAATAGTAGTAGCTTCCGCTACTGGGTATTTGCGTACATCGAAATGACGCATCAATTGACCTTTAAATGCTACTTTTAAATCGAGAGCTTCGATTCTATCTTTGATAGCATTCACTAAGGTCGATTTATCTGCTTCTGGGCAGAGATTGAAATTCCTAACAGTACCATCAAGTTCTTCTTTAGTGTACATAGGAAATCTACGTTGATCAGGTAGACCAAAATATTCGCTTGGATAGCGAACGATTTCTTGAATGTTTATTTCATTCATCAGTTGTCTCCTTTATATTTATTATACTTTTAATAGCTTGTGTTACAACTTAGTAATGGATGTTATATAATTGTGAATAGCGTTTTTTATGTAGCGTCTATAGGAAAACATTTTATGGAGGTGAAAGCTTCGATATGGGTAGACGACACCAAGTAAGTAAGCGATTCAGGCAGAAGAAACACTCAAAAGCCGAAGAGTATTCGCACTATACTAAGAATAGAGTGTCCGTTCCTCAACAACAGGAACAACAAAAACCTCGACGAAGTACAGTTACTCCATCTCATGTGCAACCAGGTGATATGTTCATTATGCGAGATAACCGATATAATGCCGAAAATAAAGGCAAAGAATCATCCGATACACAAGTTATCCGCTATGATCGACCGGTTGTAGTTATGGCAACCAATAGAAACACTGTTAATGTATTGGCACTATCAACTAAAGAGCGTCCCTATGATGCAATGTACCCATTAGTCATTGAAAAAGGTTTAGAATCTTTTGCCATTGTATCACAACCACTCACCGTGGATTTTGATACACTATCCGATTACATTGGTGCATTACGTCCAGACGTATTTCACGATATTCAGGAATCATTAAGTCGGTTTATTCTACATGGTACGTCACATGTAAAGAGAACAGTATATCGTTATGAAATGGATATGGTTCGCTATGAACCATTCGGGGTGTATGAGTTCACCCAAACAGGTGAACGCTACATGGTTCTTAAAACTAAGATTAAGAATTTAATTAAAATACCAGTGGAGATAATAGATGAAGAATCGGTAACCGATACAGATATTAAAGTTTTCTGTGGTCATGTCCGATTGTCCACGGTTCGTCTCTTATCACAAGAAGAGCTTAATTCGGATGATATGGTGCTATATATTGGAGAAGAGTATCGTAAAACGGTACGTAATCGCATCGTTGAATTAGTCAATGAATTCTATGGGATTCGAGTACGCAACTGCTTACTGAAAGAAGACTCTCGGGATATCCAAGAGACTATGACGATGGCTAAGATCATTTCTCCGGTAGATTATATTAATGGTATCAAGGTGATTGATGACATTTGTCACAATCATGTCAAACAGTATCTTGATGACCCTCAAACGTTTGTTAAGAGGGCATTCCGTAAAATCAAAACGTTTAGTAGTCCATTACCGCTCGTGGACATCATTAATGAAAAACTTGTTACAATGAGCGATATTCTGTTGTGTGATACTCGTATTCTCTCAATTGGCGAAAGTAAGTTCGATGCTATTCTCGAACAACGACTACGCCAACATACGAAAGGGTTTACACACAATGACAAAGGTGTGGTAGTTAAATACAACTGCCCAGATAGAAAATACTACTTAAAGAACGTTCGATGGATTTATAAATACCATGAACGTAAAAACAAAGCATAAGCAAACGAAATATAGAGTATATAGGAATTAACCTATATACTCTATATTTTATGTGTTTAACGAGCTGGGTATACGCCTTTGATACCGACTTTACGATACCAATTCGCTTTACCACGAAGAACGTCACCACCACGTTGGTAACCTTGACGACCATATGGGTCATATACTGGGGACTCAGGAGTACCTAAGTATTCCAAATCCCAGCGTTCCAAGGCACCAGATTTAGGACCGTATGGTTCATGACACCATACGCCATCTTCATTATCAGCTGCTTCGCCGTGTGTCATAACACGTGCTTTATCGATAGTTAAATCGAGAGCATTCGCCAATACAGTGATAACTTGAGCCATGGTTTCAATTTGAGCCTTAGTTGGTGGTTCATATGGGTCCACCGCTTCAGGTGTCATATTGGCACATCCAAGCATAGTTACAGCAATAGAGCCTGTATTTCTACGCCATGTACCATATAAAATATCATCGAATGCAACCCCAGTTGGAACATAGATGGAACCATCTTTATCAATTTGGATATGATAATCATCCCAGAATTGACCATAGTGACCAGCAGTCCAATGAAGGTAGATTTTTACATCACGACCATATTCACGAGCTTGAGACCAAAGGGACCAATATACTCGTTGAGCCATAGCCTTAATATCAGAAAGAGAAACTTTAGTCATTTCACTTCTAGATAACACATTAGACATATATCCTGACCTCCTTATAATAAAAAGTGGACAATGTGATTATCACAATGTCCTTAAAATCAATTTTTCGGGGTTGAAACGGAGAGTGAATAAGCAAGGTTTGGGGGCTCGCTACATCACTCTCCGTTTCAGGTTTTATCGAAAAAGTCACCGTTGACCAGAAAGATGAAAAAAACTAATCAACTAATACTTTGTTACCTATCGAATAAAAAACTATAATAAAGAGAGAATCGAATGATTCTCTCTTATTGTTTAATTTAAGGTTTGATTTTTATCTTATTTCTACGTTCCTCGTCGGAAAGGTCGTCTGCTCTGAGCTTATTAACCAATAGAGAGAACGTGCCATATTTCTTATCAACGACTTTGATGTAGTTGTTATCACGTTGGTCCATAAGAGCTTTATCTTTATATTGCTCTTTTACCTTATCAACGGATTGAATCTTATGGTGCATATTAGGATTATCCCCACCATCTTTAATCTCAACTTCTAATTTCAAATCTGGAATATAAAAGTCTGGGATATAGAAGTGTACCTTACCATTATACATATAGCGATAGATATTAGGGGATGGAGCAATGATATCAGTAGATTCAAAGTTGAATACTGTATCACAGTTCATCAAGAAATCTTTTTCATACGAACCTACATAGGTAGTTGGTTCTCCACCATTCGTCCATTCATACTTACCAGAGATTTTTCTAGCAGCTAGCATTTTCTTTTGGTGTTCTGGGTCGTCAGCTAAGTTGTATTTGTTATATACCCGCATCATACGAGCTTTAAAGATTTCTCTATTTTTTTGAGCACATTCTTTACGATCACATAATCTAGCATACTTATGAGTCTTAGGATTCCATGGTGTTGGTCGTTTACAGATAACACAGCTACCTTGTTTATCATGGGTTAAATCATAGTAGTATTGGTCAGCTGGGATTCCTTCTGGAATCAATTCAGCATGCACACGTTCAATATGGTCGTATACTGCTTCTTTACTTACATAACTCTTCTTGCAAATAGGGCATTTGCATTTACGCATTGTATTTAAATTCAACGATAGTCACCTACTTTATTTATTATCTTAAATATAGGGTAGATAGTATAACACTATCTGCCCTACATATAGTTTACAGTTATTAATATGTATCGTTGGTCTAAAAATGATTGATTTATATATTATTCATCCGAATACAAGCACTTAATTTTGTATTCATAAATTTTATGAATGGAGGAAAATACAATGTATACTGATCCTAAAAAGGTCCCGAATATCATCAAATTCGATGATGTCGTACGGGATAACACGTTTGCATCCTATGAGTCTACTCATAGTAAACTCGATGAGATTGTTGCAAACGGCACAGAACGAACAATTCACGGATTGACATTCCATGAGTTCGAAGACTTACTATACTATGTAGCGAATGATGCTGATGGTACACCAGAACGATACATCTGTATCGGTAAAGCAAATCTTACCCCACAAGTCATCATCCATCATGTAGCACGATTAACACAGATACACATTGATGACATCTATTTCTTACGTGACGATGATAAAGAGTTTAGTATCTTCTTTAAGAATGGTAAACGTAATGAAGTCATCAGTACTTCTAAATCAAATTGCTATGTAAGTGATGAATATTTCACTGTGTATAAACGGTGCAGTCATTACTTCCCAGATGATTTGATTGTATGGGATAAAGACATCTTTGTCGGATTGGATATGAATCGTTTATTTATGGTAACCAATATGATTCGTATCGAAGATGTGATTGCCACTGGTCGCCCTGGTGAAATCACATTGAATTCCGAATATAGTCATAAGACAAGCCCAGTGAATGAACTGGTATCCACACAGGCTTATTGGATTCAAATGAAATCCCCAAGTATCTTCTATAAGCTACGCTATGAAGGTAAAGAATTACCTGAGCTTACGTTTAGACTAGATGCTGTGGGTAGTTGTGATGGATTAGATAGCTTATTAGGTATGCGAGTAACCGATGATATCTTAAAAGAATTCAAATCGGATATCTCGGCTATTCAAATCACCATGGCTGAAACATTATCTCGTAGAGAGATTCGCGTATTCGGTGGTGTGTTAACCCATAATGCTGAACTAGGGGTTCCAGAATTCCGCATCGTAGATAATGGTTACTTCAGTGAACTTATCTTTGTACAATCCACGGATGAAGGTTCATTAGAACTCAGTATCTTCAATCGAGCTAAAGGGTTACTATTCCGTATAGCTACAGATGACCCAGAGTTCAGTGATTTAATCAAATCCTTTACGGTAGAGTACATGGAAGAGAAGAACGTATAATAAAAAATTATACAAAAACATCATTATAACGGGTATTCAATACCTTTTATAAGACTATATTTGAAACAGTATAGTAAATTCCTTATAAGTACAACGTTGTAATTCAACAAAAAGTAAAAACTGCCTTTAAAGGAGGATTTTAACAATGTTAAATGAGATTAATAATGCTACAACTTTGGAAGAACTATTGGCTCTAGAAGCTCAATTAGTTGACGAAGAAGTTGCTTTAGAAGCTGAAGAAGCTAAAGACGCTGAAAAAGAAGAAGAAGCACCTGAAGCTAAAGAAGAAAAAGCTGAAGACAAAGGTGAAGAAGCTACTACTGAAGCTGACGATGCTGAAGCGGCTGAAATCGAAGAAACACCTGAAACTGAATTGGAAGAATTGAACATCGATGATCTTCCAGGTGAAGGTGGCGAAAGTGCTGATGATGAAGAAGAAGTTGAAGTGGATGAAGACTCCGAAGTGGAAGAAGCTACATTCGCAGCATTGTTCTTAGAACAATTCGCAACTCCTGAAGAAATCAGTGCTATGGCTGAATCCTATGATGAAATGGGTGCAATGTCCGAAACTATGGGCGTAGCTATGGAAAAAGTTATCGTTCGTTTGGACAAAAAATCCCGTTTGGCACACTTACAACAAGCCGCTGTATTCAAATTAGCTAATGCTGCTAACGACCCTAAATACCGCAAATTGTTAACTTTGTGGAAAATGGAACGTCAAATTGAAGCATACTTAAACAAAAAATATGCTTCCAAAGCAACTAAGATTGCTAAATCCAAAATCAAAAACTACACAGCACAAGGCTTGAAAAAGGTGTCTGGTGACCCTAAAAAAGAAGTTGGCAAAGGTAAAATTGCTAACAAAGTGGCTGCTCGTGCAGTTGAACAAACTAAAAAATCTTTCTCTAACAAATAGTGAAAGTCGAATGATGGTATACCCTAGTGGTATACCATCTTCTTTTGTCTAGTAACCTATAATAGTCAAGGAAACGATTTATTATAGTATTAGAGTTTTATGTTTATAAAGGAGTAAATACAATGGAAAATATTATTACTATTCAAACTCTATGCTACGTGGTGTTATTTAGTTTATTGATTTACATCGCTCTAGAAATCTATGGCCGTGTAACTCATATTTACCATGTAAAAACAAGAAAACGTAGTAAAATTCATCACAATGATGAAGAACCAATCCTAACGGTTACTGATGAAGCATGGGCGAATCATATCAGAGAGAATAACCGAGCAACGTTCAATACAGCTCGTCTATCTCGTTATTCCATGGTTAAACGTAATCGCATATAAGGGGTTATTGTATGTATATTAGACCTAAAAAAGGCAAATTAAATGAAGTCCTTCATGATATCAATCATTATGGGCTTCATCAGTTATCTACTATCACTGATGATAGAGAGTTATTTAAAACCGTCCGTCTCCATATCATGATGGATTGGTATGTAGGGTATCATAAAGCTAAGTATGGATATAACTTAGCCTATATTCCTACCAGTTTTACACTAGATGAAACTGATATGAAACAAAGTATCGAGTGTTATCTAGATGAATTATATGGAGTGAATGGAACCGATGATTATGTTCGAGAAACATTCATCGATTTCATTCCTGCATTCATAGATATATTATACTCAAGTAAATTACAAAATCTTGTAGTATAAGGAGGTCTATAATGGATTTAGTTATGGGTCGTTGCCGACGTCGTATTGGACGATTCGGCGACTTCACACTCAGTTTTACAGTGATACCATCCGATGATAAAACTAATCGGAATGTAGGTCGTTCTGTGGATGGAATGGCTACCACTCGAATTAGTAGTCAAACCTTCACGAATGTAGGGTATGTATCACTTGAACTATTTGAGAAGGTTAGTAAAACCTATCATCATGCATCTATCACGACTAAGAATATCCATACAGTTATCGATGCGTGTAAACGTATCAAGCAGTTATTCGATACCGATGAGTTATTCTATATCAATGATAATAACGATCTAGCTATTTATAGTGCAGATGCTGAGAAGTATGCAGTTGATGTCAACCTTGGTAATAATAAACGACTTCGTATCAAACATGCAATTGTTACGGATGAGTTAGATAACTCACTCTATGAGGGTGTAGTGATATTCATACAGACTCTATCTGCATATGGGTTCATGACCTATTCAGAGTTCTGTGCATTCATTCATAACCTAGAGAAAGTCGATTTCTTTACCTATGCAGAGCAACTCATCACTCATCAGATGATGATTCAAATCTGCTCAGATACGGCAGACAAAGCGATTTCCGATATATTCGATATCAGTGCTAGTCTAGAACGAACCAAACAACTTCATAGTGATGTAAGGGAGAATAATACCGATGAAACAAGAAGTGACAAAGATCAACCTGACAACGGATAAAATGTATATCAGCATTAATGATACACTCTATACGGTGTTACCATTAACAGAGGATGTACGTCCAGTTAAAGGGGTTGGTTATATCTACAAAGACCACGTATATATTTACGAAGGTAAATTATCCAAAACCACATACATGGAACCTGGTTCCATGTATCGTGATGATACAAACACATTAAAGTTTGTAGCACCTATTGATGACCAACATGATGTTGATAAAATCGTAGTGGTTAATAAGGATGCATTAGCAAAAGTGAGTGACGATGACTTAAAGACATTCGACCCTAGATTGGCTGAGTTGAATGAATCTAATGTCTTCGCTCCAACGATTAATCCAGAGGATGATATTCTCAAACGAGCTATTAAAATGACATTGCAAGAAATGAAGATTGACTTGCGTGCCTATAAGGATAGATTCCGTAATGAGTATGATATCACCAATATGAAATCTGCGATTAATAAACCATCTAATATGACTATCAAGTACCTAGTGAAATGGTGCGAAATATTAGATTTAGATTTGTCTGTAAACGTTAAGTTTAAAGACGCCGATGGGAATGATGCTGAAGTGACAGTTAACTTGAAATAGTGTAAAAAACTGGAACTATAAGTATATATTATTCCGGTAAGATACTAGAAAAGACGTATAGCCATTTTGCTATACGTCTTATTTCTTTCTAGAAAAGGAGATTTTAAAATGTTAAAAATGAAGAAATTGTTATTAGTAGGTCTTTTAGGATTGGGTCTTATGAGCCCATTGACGTCTTCTGATGTACATGCTTTGACATTACCTACAACTGAAGGCAGAGTTCTTCAAACATATGACGAAAATTTTAAAGTATATGGTATGGAAGGTGATACCATTACAGGTCACTATGATGGACGTTTCAGAAGTCAAAATTGGCATGGTCCTAGAATTGGCGGTGACTTTAAGATTAATGTGAAACAGATGGTGCTGTCCATCAATGTCACATCATATGACGACAAACCGTATTATGAAGAAGGTGGGCCGTTATACGCATATCGTGGTGGAGTAGAAGGTCAGGTGCTAGCGAAATATATTATCGGTATGACGAATTATTATCGTCCAGACCTATTGCCTACTTGGAAGGCAAAAATTCTGTTCGAAGGTCATTAATTTAAGGAGGAATTCAAAATGAAAAAATTTGTATTGGCTACATTGGTAGCAGCAACATTCTTTGGTATCGGTATGAGTACAGACGCGAATGCTCGCTTAATTGAAAGATATGATGGGGCGGTCGAATACCAAAAATTCGACCCAAATAGTATGCACACCGCACTCGCATGGTATCATGAGCATAATGGTTGGAAAGAGTATAGTTATATTTATGGGGATGGTACAGAAATCCTTGTTAAAGTCGATCCAAAAGGGTGGGCATATGAAGTTCACACTAATCACTAATGGAGGAATATGAAATGACAAAATTACTTAATAAAGCAGTACTAGTTGCGGGTTTAGCGGCTATCATGGTTGCCACTGGTGTTGGTCATGCTGATGCGGTATGGCAAAAGCGTTCATTCTATGACGCAGCCCATATTGGTCAACGTTTCTATTACGATATGGCAACTGAGTTAACTAGAAGAGATGGAAACCGTCTATTCTATCAATATGCGGATGGTTCCATCTGTATAGTTGTAGTAGATCCACGTAATGATAAAGTACTGGATATTAGATATGTGACAGGATATGATGTCTGGTCACTATAAAAATAAAAAGAAACCTTCGGGTTTCTTTTTTTGATATAAAGGAGGTTACATGCGGGAAATTATAAAGTACTCCACTCATATGCAAGTACCTGATTATGAAATCGGTGACTGTGGAGCCTTAGAAGGTATCCTGTCTAAATATAACAAACTGTATCATAGACGTGAACCTATCGCTATGGATTATAATGAGGAAACATCGACCCTTTATATACCTAGTGGTCTAGGTCAAGACTATGTACGGTATCTATTACAACGGAACGTAGTAGAAAACGAAACATTTGATTCCTATCAACCTATGAGTATCCGATTAACAGGATTTCCGAGAAGTGAACTTCAAAACGATTTGATTAAGTTCTTAATCGGTTTAGATAAATACCAATTCAATCGAAACCTTACTCAATTAGTAGGGAATGCTGAAACAGGTGAAGGTAAAACATTCTGCGCCATTGCAGCATTAGCCTTCTTACAGATGAAGACGATTATTATCGTTAACCGTAAGAACATCGTTAAAAACTGGATAGATTCCATTGACCAGTATACTGATATAGACAGACGTCGAATATTGGAATTAAATAGTTCTAACATCGCTAAGATAATGAAAAACCCTACTCTGACGAAGAAGTATCGGATATATGTAGTGACCCATCGGACTCTCTGGTCTAATGGTAATACACATGGTTGGGATTTTATTGGTTCTCTATTTAGAAACCTTGGAGTAGGATTGAAAATCTATGATGAAGCTCATATGGAGTTTCATAATATGATGATGATTGATTTCCATACCAATACAAGAAAGACGTTCTATTTAACAGCGAATATGGAACGGTCTGGATGGGATGAGAATAACGTATTCCAACGAGTATTCAAATCCGTACCTAGATTTGACCAAGTTAAACTAGGATACACTGAGTCGAAACGGCATATCACGATGTTTGTGAATAAGTATAACAGTCACCCATCAGTAAAAGATATGTCAGCTTGTAAAGGGGTACAAGGATTCAATAAGAATAGCTATTCCGATTATCAAGTAGAACGAGATGACCAGTTCTTCGATATTCTGGATAGGTATGTTGATATGATGACCGTGAAGAAAGGATATCGTACATTGATATTGGTATCCAAGATATCTTCCTGTGAAATCATTAAAGACCATTTTGCTCAACTATATCCAAAATTATCTATTGGAGTCTATAATTCCAGCATTGATAAGAAAGAGAAGCAACGGGTATTAGATGAAGATGAATTGATTATATCAACATCTGCATCTTTAGGGTTCAGTGAAACGATTGCTAACTTACGGGTTGCGATTAACTGTGAAGCATTCCGTAGTAAAATCACAGGTAATCAAGCATCAGGTCGATTACGTCGACTGGGTGATGATATCATGTGCTACTATATCGAATTAGTCGATACAGGATTTTCATCGATTCGTGCACAATTCAAAGAGCGTGAAGCTCGCTATAAAACACAGTTCAAAGAGATAATCTATATTAAGTAGAAAGTATATATTATTTCTATGAAGTAATATGGTTTATAATTATGAAAGGTGAGAACGTATGAAAATCGATAGAATACGACTCAAGAACTTCGCTCTCATAAAAACAGGGATGGGGTTAGATGAGTTAGATATAGACTTTACTAAAGCAAAACATGTGGTCACCCTTATCATTGGCAACAATGGTACGGGTAAGACCGCTATGTTATCCAACTTCCATCCATTTGCCTATTTGGGTGGATTAGAGAATCGAGAAGACTCAGACTTAATTATACCTGATAAAGATGGGCATAAACAAATCTGGTATAGTAATGGGAAAGATAAGTATGAAATAGAACACATTTATCTGAAACCAGTTGGTAGTCGTACCAGTCGTTCTGTTAAGTCATACATTCGTAAGAATGGTGTGGAACTAAATGAACCTGGTACGGTTACATCCTTCAACGAAATTGTTGAACAAGAATTCCAAATCGAACAGAACTTCCTTAAGTTAATTCGGTTAGGACCTAACGTACAAAACTTCATTCGACTATCTGTCACGGAACGTAAATCATTCATCAGTAAGCTACTCGCTGAAGTAGATGTATATATGCGGGATTATAAGTATGCGAATACTCAAAGCAAGTTCTTAAATAACGCATTAAAGATTGCGGTATCTAAGTTAGATAAACTTCATGTTACCGATATATCGGTATTGGATACTATGATTGAACGTAAAGAGTTGAATATAGAACGAAAACAACAAGAACTCCAAGAATTGGATAGAAAGTTCTATGAGTTTAAAGGTTCTATCAATATCGATGAAATCAATCGAATGGAAGCTGAGTATGAAGATATTGAAGAGAGTATCCGTGATAAGAAACATGAGTTATCATCGTTATCGAAACCTAAATATATTCATATCACAACTGATACGGATACATTAGCAACGTATCAGAGTCAACTAGATACACTAAATGAACGACGTGCTAAGATTGTATCTGAACGAGCTGTGCTATTATCCAAACGTGATGATGTTCAGTTCAAGTTAGATGAAGCTAACTCTGCATTAGAGACTGCTAGAGAAGACCAACGTAAAACGGATATGAAGGAGTACTTAAAAGAGTTGAGTGATAAGATTACTCAATTCACAAAGTCCTTCGATATCAATAAGTTCGATACGAGTGTGACTAAGAGTGACTTTGAATCGTATACAAATACCATTGGTAACTGTGTTACTAAGATTCGAGGGATTCTAGAGTTACCTGAGCGGGGATTAAAGTCATTCCGTTCTATCATCATGGATGATATGATTACAGAGAAAGACTATCCATCCATTATCAATGATTTGAAAAGTCAATTGGTTAAGTTATATACCGACTTAGAGAAAGCTGAGAAGATTAGACAACAAGGGAAAGTATCCGGTACTAAAGACGGATTATCTGTACCTGCTGATTGCGACATCTTCAATACATGCCCATATTATCTAAGTTATCAAATGGACTTACAATCTTCATCTAAAAGTTCTATTACTTCTATCGAAGAAGAGATAGAAGAAAAGAATACTGTATTAGATATCTTTAATCGTCTAGCTGAGATTAAGAATATCCTACAACTGATTACTCTCGAACGAAGATTAGACACAGGCTATGAAGGAGTCGTTAAATCGATCTTAACGAATAATCCAGCAGCCTTTGTCAAACCCGATGCTATTCAAGACCAATTGGAATTCATTGAGTACTATGAGGAGTATAAGAAGAATATTGAAAAACGAAATCAATATTCTCAAGAACTACAAATCATGGAACTATCCAGTGGAGCAGAAGATGTAGATAGCTTATTAGCTAAAGCATCAGCAGCTACCTTAACAATCAGTGAATATAACAAATCCATTACTCGATTGGATAGAGAAGAACTTGAAGTTAATGAAGAGATTCGTCAAATGAACGATATTATTAGTGATTTCACACAATTCATTCAATATACTGCTCAAAGTACGAGTATAGAAACAGAGATTGAACTTCTTAAAGAGAAGCTAAAAGGATATGATGAATTACTTAAGCGTAAAGCTAAGTATGATGATGTTTCTAGACAATATGAACGAGATAAACAAATCATTCAATATGACATCAAAACATTAGATGATGCTCTATATGAAGATAAAGTAAAACGAACTCAATTCATTGAATTGAATGATGAAATCAACTCCGTTCAAGAACGATATGCGTTGATTGAATTATTAAAAGAAGCCGTATCTACTACGAAAGGGATTCCGTTGATTTATATCAACTCCTATTTCAAATCTCTCCGTTTGACAGCCAATGAAATCATTAAGCATATTTACGATAGCGAATTAATCTTAGATGAATTCGTGGTAAATGACAAAGAGTTCCGTATTCCATATAGAACCAAAGGTGCTGAAGTGAGAGATATTAAATATGCATCGCAAGCCGAAAGTTCTGTAGCTACACTAGCTATATCCTTCGCCATGCTGGAACAATTTGCCTATAACTATAATATCATCCTACTCGATGAAGTAGATGGTCCTATGTATAAGCATAACAAAGAGAGATTCTTTGCCGCATTAGAAGGTATGCTAGAACGGATTAAGTGTGAACAATCGTTCATTATTACACAAAGTACGATGTTTAACGATTATCCAGTGAATCTCATCATTACTGACCCTACGTATAAAGAAGAGTATGGTAGTAGTAATAATGTGATATTCCAACGATAATGAGTTTATATATTATATAAGAGAATAGAACCGACTGAGTTCTATTCTCTTATATGTATACCCTAGGAGGAAACTATGAAGAAACAAGGTGGTATTCTTGAAACGATTGGTAATATGATTCCTGAACGAAAGAAGCATAAGTTATATGCTAAACTCAGAGAGGAGTCTATCACTACTAAATCGGAGTTCAAGAAAAAAGTTTGTAATTCCATCATAAAGGAGATGAATCTAGATGGTAAGAAATTTTAATATTGAACGCTTAATGGACTTAGTGAAAGACATCGATATGGTTCGAGTAGAAGAAATCGTATCTCGTGTCGTATCTGCTATGTACAAAGGTGCTATGGAAGCAGAACTAGCGAAAGCTCGTTTCATGTTGAAAATCACATGTGCCCGAATCGCTGGTAGACAACAGTCTGAGTACTTTAAGAAGGTTATGTTAGAACTCAACCCTGATAAAAATACCTTAAAACGTATCATGAAATACATGAAGTTTCTACGTCCCGGTATTACGGAAGCAGAAGTTACAGTTATCGATGTAGCCTATGAAAACTATAAGACTACCTTTAAACGTGTTAAAGGCGAAAGAGAAGAAGAATAGGGATATCCCTATTCTTCTTCTTATTTTTTTTTTGATTATTCCTCGATGATACGATATGTACGACCAGTTTCATCTGTGGCACTCATACTATCCATATTGAAGGATACTTTACCAAGATTATCAACTGGAATCCGTGGATAATCAGAAGGCATGATATTACCATCTTTATCAATCGCTTCTAATTCCCATTCTGTGCTACCGCCATTATTACGCATGAATATTACGTACTCTGGGGATAGATATTCATATCGAACGTAAGCGTTACCATCATCTGAACGGAAGCTTACATCTTCAGTTCCTAGACGGTCATTGATGACATCAAATACATCATCTGGATTATTGGTAGCCGGCATGTAATTGAATACACTTTGGTTAGTGTCCGGTTTCATAGCCCCATAGCCAGCCGCAATTTGTTCCATAAGAGCTTTACGACCACCGCTACCGTAGAAGGAGTTAAATACATTAATACCTTCTTCTTCTTCGTTGCGGGCTTTTTCGTCTTCTTTCTTACCTTTCGCTGTTTTAAGTTCAAGGTCGACAATGGATTTCTTGATATTAGCAATATCCCTAAGAACGGAAGCTCTGTTACTATTAGTACTATTGAGGGTAACCAATAAGTCTGTTAATAACTTACCTGCTCCACGAGCACTCTTAGAACGGATTTCTTCAACCATCCCTTTAATGAGATTCGCTACATCTTCATTGTCTTTTAAGATGCGACGGTATTGAGTTAGTTCAGGATTGAACTTTGTTTCAATGCTTGCTTTCTTTTTCTTCTTCGCTTCTTTCATATCGAAGAGATTTTTCTTCTTCCCTTTTGGTACAACTGCATCAATAAGGAAGTCTTCTTGAGAGAATTCAAAATCAGCACTAGCCCCAAGAGAACCTGGGTCTAATAACAAAGAGATTTTGTCCTCATCAAATGAATCAAATTTGTCTTTCGTTTTCTTCTTTTTCTTCTTCTTTTTCTTTTTGGGTTTTTCCGTATATAGAAAAGAGTCAGAAGATGCTTCTGAAGCTTCTACTTGCTCATTAGATAGAGGAGACTCCTCTTTGAGCTTTAGAAACTCTTCAGAAATATCGAAATTATCTGTACTCATAGTATATCTCCTTTACTAAAAAATATTCTATAATTACTTGTGATATATTGTTGATATTAAATGCCGTTTTTATACATATATCATAATACCGAATGTAAGAAAGGAGTTTATAATGAGAATTGAATCTTCTATACTAAGTCCTGAAGAGTTACATAAAGAACTATGTATCATTTATCGGAAGGCTATTGAAATTGAATCTAAACGAAAAGGTAAACCTATATTCGAAATGAATCTGGGATTAAACTTTGTATTTTACCCAGTCCCAAAGAGTACTGATATTAAACCCTATCTAGTGAATGTGTTCTTATGTCATCCCTATGATAGTGGGAATGTAATTGAAGATATTTATGCTAGAATTGAAATCGTGGGATATGATGGTGTATTCGATAAAGATACCCCTAAGCGAGATATCAAACAAACAATACGTTCAGGGGAAGGTGACCTCTATCAATTTGGTCGATATATACTACCAGTGGAAGAGTTTGCTGATACCATGAGTACCGTTAGGAACTTCTGTATCGTTGACCCTGATGATTTATATGAACTACGGAATGTCGGTTCTGATATTGAACCATTTAGAGTATTAGCTCAATCATATATGGATAAACGAGTACAACAGTTATCGTAGTAACATCTAAGATTGTCCCATACATTTGGATATATTGTAATGAATTTTTAATAAGGAGTACAATGACATGGTAGAAAATCGTGAATTTAAGAGTAGTCAAGATTTAGTCGATGTGTCCAGCTTATTAGCTGAAAAGACTAAAGAGTTTGAAGGAACAGACAATCATCTGGGGTTAACCCTTATGACCTTCCCTCAATACATTTCATCTACTCGCTCTATTATGTTTACGAGTCATTTGAAACAATTCAACACATTAAACGAACCTCAATTTCCACGAGTGTTCACTAACTATGAGAATATCTTTGGTAAGAATTCCTCTGGGTTAGTAAAAGCTAGAAGTAATTATACAGTGGTGAAAAAGATTGACAAGTTTGCTGATAAACCTGGATATATCTTTGCCACCGTACTATATGATGAAGATAATGATTTCTATGATATTATCTTCAAGAAACAATCCGAAGACTTAACAGAAAACTTCGGGTATGTATACAATACAGAACCATTAGATAATCTCAAAGAAGGTGACTTCGTTGAGAAAGGTGATGTATTATATAAAACCACTTCCTACGATGAAGATAATAACTACTGTTATGGTCGTAATGCTAGAACGGCCTATATCTTAGACCCAGATGTTATTGAAGATGCGTATGTAGTGAGTGAATCCTTTGCACGTTCTATGGTATCCAGAAAAGTAGATACGGTTAAAGTATCTATCAATGACAATGATTTCTTGTTGGATATCTATGGTAATGATGAAACGGGATATAAAGGCTTCCCTGATATTGGTGAAGAAGTATCCAAACAAATCATCTGTACAAAACGTCGGATTCAAAATACACAAATCTTATATGATATGAAGAAATCCAATATGAAAAAGATTTCTCCATTGAATGATAAGTCCTTCTTTACGAAGGGTTGGGTAACCGATATCGATATCTATTCCAATAAGGAATTAGATGAGATTCCTCGTACGGAATATAATGAACAAATCATCTATTACTTAGAGAACCAAACCCGTTACTATCAAGAACTCTTTGATATCTGCGAAGAGATTTTGAATAGTGGTTCCAAGTATTCTGATGACATTGGTTTCATTTACCGTCGAGCTAAGAACATCTTAGACCCCGATTATAAATGGAAAGATAATGATACAGTGTTCAATAACATCATCATTGATTTCCGTGTAGACCGTGATGTGCGTCTATTTAAAGGCTCTAAAATCACAGGTCGTTATGGTGACAAAGGTGTTGTATCAGTCATCAGACCAGACGAAGAAATGCCATTTGATAAAACTGGTAAACGTCTAGATGTTATTTGTAACCCTCTCAGCTGTATCAATCGACTTAATTCCTTCCAATGGATTGAATTGAGTTTGAATCATTGTGCAGACCAACTTATTGAAAAGATGAAAGTTATGAAGTCTAACTCTGAACGCTTCAAAGTGTTAATGGACTTCATGTTCTATTTCAATGAACGTGGTGAACGTGATGAATTAGAGAAATACTATAAAGGTCTTTCTCGTTCCGAACGAGATGAGTTCTTCGAATCAATCTACGAAGAAGGTATTTTCATTAACTACCCACCAATGTGGGAAGGTATGCCTGCTGTTAAGAAGATTGAAGAATTATATGATAAGTTCGGTTTCACTCGTGACCAGTTATATATCAACCGATGGGGTAGAACTATCCCATTATTGAGTAAAGTGATTGTAGGGGAGAAGTATATGATTAAGTTGAAACAAACTTCTGAAAAGAACTTCTCTGCTCGTTCTACTGGTTACTTATCGCAGAAAGGTCTACCAGAAAAATCCAATAAAGTTCGTACTAACGAGCAATTGTATTCTACGACACCTATTACCGTAGGTCGTGATGAAAACAATAACTTGGGTATTGCTGTAAGACCATTCATTCTATCTAAACTTCATTTGTTCTATCGTACATCCCCATTGGCTCGTAAGCAAGTGGGTAAACTCTTCACAGAAGATGTATTGGACTATAAGAAGTTCAAGATTAAAGATGGGTATAAGAATCGTAACGTAGAAATCTTAAACGCTGAATTGAAATCTATCGGTGCAGTGATTGATTTCGGTTTCGATGGATTGACCCTAGATGTTGATGATGAACATCTCAACACCTATACATACAAGGATGAAATTCATTTCCGTACCAAACAAGAAATGAGAGATATCTTATTGGACGATTTATTGAAGCCTCAATTCGATGCTCAATATACAGGATCCAAATCTAAGTATGATAAAGAGTATGCTAAGTTTAAAGCAGAAGCTATTAAACGTGCTCAAAAGAATCTTGATCGTATCAAAGATGATATAGATGAGATGAAAGACTAATATAATCATAGAGGTGTACCGTTTGGTACACCTCTTTCTATTTCTTATTTTTTATTTGAAATATATATTATTTATATGAATAGAGAATCAAAAATCTATTCTAATAGCTATTAGATTTATCGGTTAATGTATGTAAGAAAAGGAGTAAAACTATGGCTAAGAAGAAAAACAAAAAGAAAATGAAAAAGGTTGATAATGTAGTTCAATTTGAACAAGAGTCTCAACCGATGATTGTGTCCTATTCTGAAGAGGACCAAGTGAAAAAGGAATGCAAATCCAAAGTGGATGAAATCGTTGATATGTTGAAACTAGATAGCAAACGTATTGCTAAGAAAACTAACAGTATCAAAGGTGCTGTACAAATCACAGAATCATTATTCGACGGTATCGACATTCCAGATTTGAAAACTAGCGAAAGTCAAAATGTATTATCTAAACTAGCTATTTGTCTAGCTGGGTGTGCTGTTGGAGCTGTTGCTTACGCATATGCGAAAGTAGAAGGTCTCTAATAGCATACCGAAAAGACCCTTCGGGGTCTTTTTTCTTAGTTGATTAGGAGTTCTTATGTTAGAGATACTATATACGAAATCCCTAGAGGATTTCACAAAAGAAGATATCCATACAGTTAAGAATGAAGCATATAGCTTATATAACGAATTCATTAAGCTATATGAACAACAAGAAGTGATCAATGTAACAGCATTGGAAACATTCTTAATTATCATGGATGATATTTACCGAGAAGGTAAACAAACTACGCCATTGAGTGATGAAGAGTATGATACACTTCATTCTATTTATATTGACCAAACTGGTCATATGATTCGACAAGAATCTCATATGGAAAAAGTGAATGAACAAAGTAAACTAGCTCATGAGTATCCACAACTTAAGGGTACTATGGAGAAGGTTCATTATATCACCAAAGAAGAGCGACTAGCTGACCCCAATGCCATAGCGACACATAAATCCATCATGGAATGGTTTGAGAGTCGTATGGAAAAGATTAAGGAAATGAAACGAGACCCGAAAGAGGAAATCATCATTTCCTTCTTCCCTAAGTATGATGGTGTATCGATTCAATTATCCCTTGATGAATCTGGTAAGGTAACGAAAGCGATTACTCGTGGTGATACCGATACAGGTATTGGGATTGATAGAACGGCACTATTCGAGAATGTATCCATGCTTAATTTTATTCCACATGAATATCGAGGACGTAAACTCGGTATGAAAGTCGAATGTATTATGAAAATGGATGTGTTCGAAGAATACAATGAAAAGTTCGGTGATAATAAACTGATCAATGAACGAAGTGCTGTAACAAGTTTAACGAACTCCAATACCTTTACAGATGTACATGCCAAGTACTTATCCATTTGCCCATTGATGTTAGAAGTCGATGGTAAGTTGGTATCCTACCAATCTAAGAGCGGTGAAGGTTGTGTTATGTGTCCACCGTTCGAGTTCATGAACTACTTTGTTAAAAGTGGTGAATTCACAAGTGAACATCTCCCAACATACATTCGAAATGGAGCCATGTTTATCGACAATCTACCATATCAATGTGATGGAATAGTCATTCGTTTCGTACAGCAAGATATCATGGATTATCTTGGTCGGAATGAAAACAAAGGAACGAATAATTTTGAAGTAGCTTATAAGTTCCCAAAACCATCTAACTATACTACACTACTAGATATCGAGCAAGATATCGGTTTAATGGGAAAAGTATCCTTCACAGCTAAGGTAGAACCATTTGTGTTCAATAATAAGACCATTAAGTCTGTTAGTCTCGGTTCCTATGACCGATTCAAGGAATTGAAATTAGCTAAAGGGGATATGGTTAATGTGAAGTATGAAATCATTCCATACTTATTGATTGATAAGGTATGTGAAGACCATCGTTCTGGTAATGAACCAATTCCTGTGATTACCCACTGTCCATATTGTGGTGAAGAACTAGAATTCAACCCAGAGTATATGTGTGTGAATACATCATGTCCATCTCGAGTAATTGGTAAGATTTATAACTATTGCTCTAAGATGGGTATGGAGATGATTGGTGAAGCGACCATTGAAACACTCTATCATCATGGACTGGTTACTTCCATCCAAGATTTGTATACGTTACACACTAAACGAGATGAATTTACGTCTATTGACGGATTAGGGGATGTAATGTTCTCCAATATGATAGAAGCTATCCATTCAGCATCTGCTCCTATTGATGTTATCATTGGTTCGATTGGAATTCCTGGTGTGGGAAGAAAAATCTTTAAGAAGGTTTTGGATATATATCATATCGATGAGTTGCTACAACTAACTCCTAGTGATAAAAGTATATTATGCACCGTTCCTGGAATCAAGGATACGATGGCTATGCGAATCATAAACGGGTTAACTGAGAATAGAGCACTGATCATGTTCTTATTAGATACAGTTACGATTACCGATATGAAAGAAACGGAAGCCGTTGTCGTATTTACTGGTTTCAGAAACAAACTTTTTGAAGACTATCTGAATACTAAGGGTGTCGAAGTAGCTTCTTCAGTGACATCGAAGACTAATTTAGTCATAGCTGACAATCCGAACAAAGTATCGGGTAAGGTAGCTAAGGCTCAACAATTAGGAATCCCTGTCATCGGCGTATTTGATGCATATGAAAAGTTTGGATATAAAGGAAGTAAATAATTACTTCCTTCTATACAACTATATATGCTATACGCAAAACAAAACAGATCTGTTTTTTAGTTTTATTTCCAAGGAGGAAAATAACATGGGCTTCAGACCTAGACAAGTGCAAAAAGATGCACGCGAATTCGTAAAAGCAGTAGACACTGCAACAATTGCTCATTTACGTTCTAATGAGTATCAATTGAACATCGTTCAACCAGAAGTAGCTAGTACTGTCGTATTAGTATGGTTGGAAGAGTTTGCTAAGCACTTAGCAGCTGAAACAGAAGCAAATGGTAACAAACCAGTGGAAGTTGTATTGGATTCTATCATGACAATCGGTACAACCATCCGTGAATCCGAAGAAGGCGAAAAAGAAGGTAACTTAGTACCATTCGTCACTCTCGGTGAAGTATTTAAATTAGGTGCTAAGAACGATGTAAGCACAGAAGACTAAGCACAATGCCTGGATAGAAACTCTCACACGAGGGTCTTTCTATCCAGGTTTTTTCAAAATCGCTTATCTTTTTTGGGGAGACATCGGGAATGAAGAAGTTCATTAGCACGTTTAAGAACGTTAATGAAGACAAACTGAACATGAAACTCATTCATCGGGAATATGAGGATGATTTAGTTGACTTCGTCGTTAACGTATTCAAATCATTGGAAGCGATTCGCTCCATTCAATTCATCGACTATCAAGTGGAGTATGATGAGTCTAAAATAGATATCAATAAATACGTCACGAGTCGAAAGAAGAAACGTAAGAAAGATGCTCATATCAAGTATCAATATATCAAATCTGATAGAGTATTTGAATTAACGATGCGTTTCCATATCGAAGGTATTGATAATAACGAGTTTAAATCTAAGATTATTACTCGTTCTATCCTATTACCTAAGAAAGACCATAATAACTATATGACCTTGAAAGATAAGAAGTACTTCTTATTGTATCAATTGGTTGATAATAGTACTTATGTAAGTAAGAACGGTATCACGTTAAAGTCATTAATGCCGATTGTTGTTAACACACGACATTCACAATTAACTGACGTAACAGGTGAAACATTCGATATCGTTAGTTACTATCTCGGTATGTTCAAACGGGAATTACCTGCATTTATCTTCTACTTTGCTAAAGTTGGTTTTAGTGCGACTATGACATACTTTGCAGTAGATAGAATCATCGATGCTGTATCAGAACCGTATCCTGAAGATACTGAACATTATTACTTCAAAGCAAATAAACACATTTACTTGAAGGTCAATAAGCACTTCTTCGATACATTCCAATACATTCGTGCTGTAACCGTTATGATTAAAGATTGTATCGGTACTCGCACACAAATGGATGATATCGAATCCACAGACTACTGGACAGAACATCTCGGTGGTCTATTTACTAAGACGGCTCATAAGATGCGTGAATCTGGTAACAGTACCATTATGTTCTTTGAACGTCTATTGGATGTGACAACTAAGAATATCTTGAAGATTTCAGATATTAATAAGCAATCAATCTATTCTATCGTAAAATGGATGATTCAAAACTTTGCTGAATTAAAGCAAAAGAACAATATGGATTTATCTACTAAACGATTACGATTGAATGAATATATCGCATCTATGTTATCGATTCGATTAGGTGAAAGTGTAAATCGTGTATTAGCATCCCAAGGGAAGGCTACGTTTAAACAAGTTGAAAATATATTCAAGTTCCCAGGTAATATCGTATTACAACTGTTACAAACATCTCAATTGTTAAAATATGATGACCGTGTAAATGACTTGGATATCTTCTCTGCGTTGCGATACACCGTAAAGGGTCCTAATAGCTTAGGGTCTAAATCTGATAGAAATATCAATGTTAAGTTCAGAGGGGTTCATCCTAGTTATCTAGGTAACTTAGATATCAACGTATATTCTAGTTCATCGCCTGGATTATCTGGGTCATGTACACCATTCGCTAAAGTAGATGGTTTATACTTTGATAATAACCCTGAACCACAAAATCAAGAATATGACATTATGAAAGAGTTATCTGAGCAAGACAAAAAAGAAGGATTCTTATCCATCGAGATTGGTAACAATCCTGTTGAGTATTATGAAGCTCGCATGAAAATGTTACAACGTCAAGCCGATAACTTCGATATTACATATATGACAGATGAAGAAGATGGAATGTTATACGTCATCTTAGGGGAACCTGAGAAGAATTATGATATTTAGTTATACGGGTATAGTGAAATACCTATACCCTTCCATCATATTAGGAGGATTAACATGAGTGACTATAACGTACAAGTGCTACAATATACAGACATAGACGTGATTAAGAAAGCCACAGGGAAATGCTACAATCGAACCATTGGAGATAAAGGCTTACAAAATATCACTAAAGCTGGTCACTGGAGTGTTCTCGAACATTCTGTCATTACATTGGATTTGACTTGTAGTCAAAAAGTATTAGCTCAAATCACACGCCATCGTCATTTCAGTTTCACTGTACAATCGACACGTGGCATGGATATGGGTGCTAATGGATATATCAATAAAGAAACAAATCCAGAATATAGAGAACTCATTAATGCAAGTATTGAACGGTCCATTCAAGATTACCAAGAAGCAGTTGCTAAAGGAGTTCCTTATGAACAAGCTGCGTATATGTTACCATTAGGTAGTAAAGTAACACTATCTATTTCTGGTAATATTCGTTGCTGGATGGAATACCTATCTAAGCGTATTTGTAAACGTGCTTCTCTGGAACATAGAGAATTGGCGATTGAAATCTACGATAGACTCCATGAAATCTATCCAGATTATTTTAACCTAGAAGCTCTAGGTGTCTGTGTAGGATGTAAAGAGACATCTTGTGATTTCACAACACATAGTGCTACACAGAAAGAACCGATTATAAAAGATTTAATGGGGAGATAGTTAGTATGACGTGTAAACATACCGTATATAAAACGCTTCGTTCTAGTGGAATATACATTGAACTACATTGTGGTCGTGATATTTTCAGCGAAGCTGGGGAATATGACATCGATGACTACTCTAAATTAGTCATTGAAAATAAACCAGGATTTAAAGTCTATTATATGGAAACCCATGGTTCTGTAGTACATAAGATGGATATCACACGAACTGTACTTAATCAATTATACAGTACAGAAGATTCATTCTTAGATATTACAGTATATATGTAATCAATAAGGTCCCATGGAGTACTTTCCATGGGACATTGATTTGCGTAATTTTCTTTTTTTATAAGTATATATTATCATCATGCTAGGGGAGTTAAGTTATTAACACTAGCAGGTTATTTAAGATTTTTAATTTTAAGTTTTCATTAGGAGGAATAATCATGAAAACAAGAAAAACTTTATTAACAGCTTTAGTTTTAGGTGCTATGACAGTACCATCCGTATTTGCTACAACAACAGCATTACCTGAGAATGCGTCTGATCAGTATGCTCGTACAACATACTTCGGTAAGGGTAATACGACAGAAGATACTACACTTACCGAACGTTCCACTGTTATTGGTTCATTGAATAGTATTAAACGTGCAACTGATATGACAACCATTATTGGCGATAGTAACAGTGTTGACGGTAAGAATAATACTGTGATAGGTAGTATTAACATAGTTCAGGGTCATGACTCTGTAGTTATTGGTGCGGGTGCTCAAGCAGGTGCTTCTGTTGTTCCAGATGGTGATGACGCTCCATTATTAACATTGGGTAGTGCTGAAGGTCATGGTGTTACAGTAATTGGGACAAATGCATGGGCTAATACAGAATATGCATCTTCTATTGGCTATGCTACCCAATCCCTTGGAAAAAATAGTATTGCTCTAGGCTCTTATAGTGCCGCTGGCGAGATGCATGCAGCTGATAGTAAGTACGCTGGTGTTAGTAACAATAAGGGTGTATTATCTATCGGTGCTAAAGACCCAAGTTCTACCATAAACTACTCAAATCCAATTGTTAATGAACCATGGGCTAACGACTTTACAAGACAAATCCAACACGTGTCTGCGGGTGAAGTATCTGCAACATCTACAGATGCAATCAATGGTAGTCAGTTACAAGATGCATTCGATCGTAGTGCTACAAATGCTACTAATATCGCTACAAATGCAGCGAATATTATCAAAGCTAAAACTACAGTAACTGCTGGAAATGGTGTTACTGTAACTGATAGTACAAATACTGATGGCTCCACTAATTACGAAGTTGCTGTAGCTAAAGCGTTAACTGATCAAGTAGAAGCTAATAAAAATGGTATCGATGGCTTGAATGGTCGCGTTGGTAAAAATGCTGATGCTATCCAAGCTAACGCTGATGCAATTCGTGACTTACAAGTAGGAGTAACAGCAGCTGGTACTGATGTGACTGGTAAAGGCCCTATCAAAGTTAGAAGATCCATGGCTTTAAATGGTGGCTCTACATTTGAAGTATCTCTTGACCAATCCGTTACTAACCAAATTAAAGCTAATACCGATGGTATTAATGGTTTAGATGGTAAAATTGGTGAAAATGTGAAAGCTATTGATGGTTTGAAATCCGATGTAGCTGCAGCTAAAACAACAGTATCTGCCGGTAATGGTGTTACTGTAAATGAAACAGTAAACTCCAATGGTTCTACTAACTATTTAGTAGCGGTAGATACAAAGGTAACTGACCAAATCAAAGCTAATAAAGACGGTATTGATGGTCTGAATGCTAAAGTCGCTGATAATACAAATGCTATCAAAGCAAATACTGATGGCATCAACGGCTTAAATGGTAAAGTTGGCGAAAATACTAAAGCTATCGATGGTTTGAATGGTAAAGTGTCTGATAATACTAAAGCGATCGCAAACAATGCTAATGGTATCAAAGCAAATGCTGACGCAATTAAAGTCAATAAAGACGGTATTGCTCTTAATACTGCAGCAATCAATGAATTAGCCGATCGTGTTGCGAATGGTACTAATGCCTTAAACAACAAAATTAACGACGTTCAAAAAGAAGGTCGTCGTGGTGTTGCAAGTGCTTCCGCATTAGCAGCATTACATCCATTAGATTATAACCCAGACCATAAGTTAGACGTTATGGCTGGTGTTGGTCATTATCGTGGTAACAATGCGGTTGCATTAGGTGTTGCGTATCGTCCTAATGAAAACCTATTGTTTACAGTAGGTACTTCCATCAATGGTAAAGACACTGCTATCAACGCAGGTGTGAGCTATAAAGTTGGTGCGAAGGAATCTACCTATATGAGTCCTGCTACAATGGCTAAAGAGATCGAAGAACTTAAAGCAATCATTCGTGAAATGCAGGCTAAATAATTTCTGTTAATAAACCGCTAGCAATTACGCTAGCGGTTTATATTTTTATAATTCCTATAAGGAGGAAACTATTATGAAAACAAGTAAGACATTTTTAACAGCAGCGGTATTAACAGCAGTGGCAGGTTCCGCATTTGCTACAATCCCTACAACAATGAACAATGTTGCATACAATAGTAACAATTCTGTTGTAGCATTCAGTGACACTTCCACTGCAGTAGGTTCTAACGTGAACTCCACTTCAGAAAACTTCGTAGCTGTTGGCAACAACGTAACAGCTAACGGTAATAAATCCGTAGCAGTTGGTTTGAATGCAACGGCGAATGGTAATAACTCCGTAGCTATTGGTCTTAATTCCAAAGCTATGACAGTTGACTCTATCGCTATTGGTAACAACGCTAGCATCACAACTAGAGAAGGTGCCGGTATCGCTATCGGTCGTAACTCCGAAGCAACTGAATTAGGTACAGCAGTCGGCACTGAAGCTAAAGCAACTGATTGGGGTGGTACAGCTCTTGGTACATTATCCAAAGCAACAGGTAACCAATCCACTGCAGTAGGCAACAATGCAACTGCACCTAATGCATATTCCACAGCTGTAGGTGTATCTTCCACAGCTAGCGGTATGTATTCCAACGCTATGGGTATCACTACCGTATCCTCTGGTTGGTCTTCCACTGCTATTGGTTCTATCAATAAAGCAGAAGGTTCTACTTCTACTGCAATCGGCTTCCATAATACAGCAAAACAAGACTTCAGTACAGTAATCGGTGCATATTCCGATTCTACTGGTAAAGCTGGTGTAGTAGCAGGTAGCTATTCCAATGCATCTGCAACTGATTCTGTTGTATTAGGTAACAACGCTACAGCTGACGTAGTTGGTTCTGTAGCATTAGGTTCTAATTCTACAACTGACGCAGTTGTATCTACAGCAACTATGACTGTAAACGGTACTGAACATACATTAGCTGGTGGTACTGCTGATAGTACTGTATCTATTGGTACTACTAACAAAGTTGGTGGTCTTAACACTACCGCTACCGATCGTCCAGAAAACTATGTTCGTACATTGACTAACATGGCAGCAGGTCGTGTAAGTGCAACATCTACTGATGGCGTAAACGGCAGCCAGCTTCATGCTGTAGTAGAAGAAGTGAATAAAACAGCTGACGCTGTAAATACATTGAGTGCTTCCGCTGTTCGTGGTGCTGGTAAAAACCTTACTGTAGCTACAACAAACGGTGAACGTACATTGGCGTTGTCAGACAACCTTACTGATATGACCAGTGCTACATTCGGTCCAAATACTGGCATATACCCTAGCAATACATCCATCAGTAAAGAGGGTATGGTAGTGAATAGTGTTGATACACATACTATGGTAAGTGGTACCAGTGTTGTTATCGAAAACGGTAATGTGCTTGAGAATACAATACTCGATCGCACTGGTCTACGAGTAAGTAATAACGAGGGCGGTGTAACTTTTACGACAAATAATATCTATGCTGGCGAACAACGTATCCATGGTGTAGCAGCAGGTACGGTTGATAATGATGCAGTTAACGTAAGCCAATTGAATGCTAAAGTGGCTGAAGCTAAAACATCTGCAACTGCAGGTAATGGCTTAACTGTTACTGAAAGTAAAAATGCGAATGGTTCTACTAACTACGAGTTCGGTATTGACCCATCCGTAACAGGTAAAATCAATGCTAACACTGACGCAATCGCTGGTTTGACTACTAAAGTGGCTGATAATGCTGCCGCTATCGATACATTGAAAGGCGACGTAGTAAAAGCTAAAACTACAGTAACTGGTTCTGGTGTCGTTGAAGTAACTAGCTCCGCTAATGAAAACGGTTCCACTAACTACAACGTATCTGTTAACACAGACGGTATTCGTGAAATCGCCAAAACCAGCAATCGCTATGCTGGCGATGATGTTGTGAAGGTAGAACGTTGGAATAACCCAACTGGTGGTGCTGACTTAACAACATTCAAATTCGACGCTGAAAAAGCAGCTGAGAAAATCAATGTTGCTTACAATGTTGGTGGCACAGCTCATACTACTACAGCAGCTAAAGGTCTTGGTTTCGTAGATGGTAACCATATCACTACTACAACTGATGCTAATGGTAACATCCAATTCAACTTGGATACAGCAGTAACCGATGGTATTGAAACTAACGCTAATGGTATCAAAGCGAATGCTGATGCTATTAAAGCAACTAATGATACAGTAGCTGGTTTAAGCACTAAAGTTGCTGATAATACAAAAGCTATCAAAGCGAATGCCGATGGCGTTAAAGCGAATGCTGATGCAATCACTGGTTTGGATACTAAAGTAGCTGACAATGCGAAAGCAATTAAAACTAACGCTGACGGTGTTAAAGCGAACGCAGAAGCTATTAAAGCACATGATGCAGCTATCAACACATTACAAGGTGACGTAGTGAAAGCTAAAACTACAGTAACAGCTGGTAACGGCACTGTAGTAACTACAACTACTAACCCTAATGGTTCCACTAACTACACACTTGGTCTTGACAAAGGTGTGACTGACCAAATCGACAACAACTCCAAAGGTATTCAAGCAAACGCTGAAGCTATTAAAGACTTAGCTAAAGCTAACAACGCTCTTGCTACTGAAACAGCTAAAGGCTTGAATGGTTTGAATGGTCGTGTTGATTCCTTAGCTTCTAAAGTTGATGCAAATCAAAAAGAAGCTCGTCGTGGTATTGCATCCGCAACTGCATTAGCTGCGTTACATCCACTTGACTATAACCCAGAACACAAAGTTGATGTGATGGCGGGTGTTGGTCATTATCGTGGTAACACTGCGGTAGCATTAGGTGCTGCTTACAGACCTAATGAAAATGTGATGTTCACTGTTGGTGCGTCCATTAATGGTAAAGACTCTGCAATCAACGCAGGTGTATCCTACAAAGTAGGTACTAAAGATGGTGTTGATTACAAGTATAGCAAAGTAGCTATGCAACGTCATATTGACGAACTCAACACAACTGTAGCAGAACAAAATCAAAAGATTGAACAACTAAACAACTTAGTTGAAAAACTTCTTGAAGAAGTTCATCAATCTAAATAATTGATTAAAGAGGAACCTTCGGGTTCCTCTTTTTTTTGATACATATGACAACTATCAATTATCTCGTTTTTATATGAAATATAAATATACATTATTAAGGTATGATACATATGTTTTGGTATCATATAAGTATTTTCAAAAGGAGAATAACAAAAATGAAAAAGAAAATTATGATGTTAGGTATGGTATTAACTATTAGCTCTGGTCTCGCTTATGCAAACAGTGCCGATTTCACAACATCCTACCCTGAAGGTGGAACCAGTCATATGCTTGTTGATGGCTCAGGGCTCAAAATGAGCTATACTTATAGTGGTAAGAATTTTACATCAACCGATTCCATTATTAGTTCAAGTTTATTCCAAATCTTTGAAGGTAAAGAAGAAGCATATGGCCCGTATAAGAACTATATAGTTATACGACCAGGGTTTATTAATAACTATGATGAATATGGTAATACATATATGATCCGAGGCAATGTGGGTGCCCAAAAGATTACTACTGATGCAGATGGCAATGGGATTCGTCATTATAGTGAACTGACTAGCAACGGATTAGATAACGGTAATAATAAAATTATCAACGTTAAAGCCGGTGAAGATGACACCGATGGTGTAAATGTAAAACAGTTAAAAGATTCCGTCGCTGCCGCTACAAGTAATATTACTGATAAAGATACAATCACAACTGTTACAGCTGGTGACAATACCGTGGTTACATCCACAGGTCATGATTACAAAGTAGCAGTAAGTAAAACATTAACTGATATGAATTCCGCTACCTTTGGTTCTGGTGATACACGTAATGCTATCGATAAAGGTGGTGTTCGAGTATTCAATGGTTCCGTAAATACAGGTGTAACATCCGGTGGTATGACTATCGAAAATACCGATACATTAGAACAAGCATCTTATACTGGTTCTGGTATGCAAGCATCCGATGATAATGCAACAGTACGTTTCACAACTACTAATATTAACGCAGGTAATCAAATCGTTCATGGCGTAAAAGCTGGTACAGCTGACACGGATGCTGTTAATGTAGGTCAATTGAATAAACTTGGTTCTCAAGTGAATATCAATACGAATGACATTGCTGAATTAAAAGGTAAAATCGGTGGAACTACTAATATCTTGAATGAATCTAAGTCTTACACTGATACTAAATTTAATGAGGCTACATCCTATACTGATCAACGTATTGCAAAAGCAGGTGCTGCTAATGCTGCATTATCTGGTCTTAAATACTTAGACTACGATGCAAATCATAAGTTCGTTGCAGCTGCTTCCTTTGGTCAATATAAAGGCGCTACTTCTGGTGCCATTGGTATAGCATACCAACCAAATGAAGATGTATTAGTGCATCTAGGTACAACTATCGGTAGCGAGCATATGCTTAATGGTGGTGTATCTATTCGCGTTGGCGATTCCAATAAAGGTGTTAAAGCTAACACTAAAAACCTTACTAAAGAGATGGATATGATTAAAGCTGAGAATGCTGAATTGAAAGCGGAACTCGCTGAAATCAAAGCTATGCTAGCAAGCAAATAATACTATAAAAAGAGTACCTTAGGGTACTCTTTTTTTTTGTCATGAAATAGTGTAATTTCTGCCCTATATGAGTATATATTATTAACGTGAATAGAGATAGAAAACAGTAATGAATTGGAAATAGTCTATCAAATCTATTCGAAGAAACTTATAAATTATCTATGTTCCATAAGGAGAATTAAAAATGAAAACTTTAGAAAAAAATGTAGTAGAAACAATTATACAATTTGTAAATGAGCGTTCCGTAGAAAGTACCGACATCATCCATAAACGTAATGATGATGATAACGTTGTGGTATCACTTACGACAGACCTCCAACCTATGTATTGTAGCCCCAATGGTAATAGAGTATTAACTAATAAGGGATATAAAGTAACTAGGGTTACGTTTGATTCTGAAACAGGAGATACTCTATCATTTGAGTCATATATTAACGTTGGGTATGGTTTCGAAGAAGTTGAGTTCAATGGACCTCATGATATCATGCCAGTGTACACTAACCGTGTAAGTACTGAAACAGTCCAAGCATGGTAAGAAAATTAAAAGAAGTCGTTTAAACGACTTCTTTTTTTTATTTTTTTTAATCTTAATCTGACTTATATATTATGAATATGAATACTGGTAATGACATATAGTAAATATATGAACTATTAGTGTTTGTTTTTATTTGTAGATTATGTGTGTAGTATGTAAGAAAGGAGTTTAACTATGTTAAATTCAACAATTTTAAAAATTTCAAACTTTATCCGTTCTTTGGAAGCTAATGATTTCGCGTATCTACGTAAGTTATCTGATGGTGAATATCTATTAGTCGTTCAATATGCTAAGAACCTATATGGTAAACCATATGATGGTGATATTGAAAACGTTGAACAGAATGTACATCTAACCATGGAATTCAAAGAAGTGGGTACTGATATCAACATTACCGATGTTAAAATCGATGCGATTATTCCTAAAGGTGAATCGTCCAATTGGAAAGGATATAAGCATTTCGAATTTTATGCGGGTATTGGGGAAGTATCACTGAACAAAATCCGTGAAGAATTCAATCGATTCGGTCAAAAAGGTGAACTGTATAGAACCGAATCCGTTCCAGCGATTGCTGAATGGTCAACTGATTCAACTAGAGAGACAATCACCATCGCTCATGGATGGGAAATCGCTAATGAACAGACGATTTATAATGATGGAGAGGAAGCGTAATGCTTCCTCTCTTTTTATAATTTATAAGGAGAATAGAAATGAATGTTGTTTTTGATATGAAGATGTTTATTTGTGCTGCCTCTATATTTTTAACCTTATCATTGGTTATGATGGCTCTTGTACAGTCAAATCGGAATATTCCTACCGTGATAGATATCGCTTGGCTAACAAGCTTTCTTATTTCAGTTATTATTTATTTTACATTGTAAGGGGTTGAATATCATGCGTATAGATGATACTAAAATGACTAAAATGATAATGGATATGTTTGCGGGTAGACCTATTCGACTATTAGATAAAGAAATACCATTTTTATATAACATGAAAGTCTATAGCTATAATCAACAAAGACACTTGAGTATTATTCGATTGGATTATCGTGATGATGTATATGAGTGTGCTAAGGTTGATATGATTAGGAATATAGTATGTGGTGAACCGGAATTCTGTTTCAGTGTAGACGAAACGGTTGAATGGTTATCAAAGCAAATCAATTTCCTTGACGGGAAATAATAAAAAAGAGAACCTTTCGGTTCTCTTTTTTTTGTAATTACCAAGATACTTTGATATCTGTGGTATCGTATTTAACAAGGTATAGTTTAGCACCAGATGTAATACCATTACTGTATACAAATGTATTTAGTTCATATGTGCCTGTGCTATTGTCAACATCAGTGATCTCATATGCTGCACTATCGTATGATTTAATGAATAATCTAAACTTGGTTCCTGGAGTGAACTTAAATGTCACAGTATCACTACCTGCATCGATAAATCGGAAGTTTTCACTACCTTTAATTTGATAGAAGTCAGAGATAGGAACATCTGTTCTATTCATACGTGGAGGTAAAGCTATATCGGATGGAACTAATTCGTTATTCGATATCATTTTTAGAAGATTGACAATGTCATCTTTAGGAGCGCCTTCCTGTCTGATAAGTTCCATTAACCGATCAATCGGTTTAGCAGCGTCAACTGTTTTAAGTACAAGATTCGCACTATCCGCTTTATTTTTGAAAACGATAGCGGTTCCATATGCACTAAATTTATCAGTTAGTTTTACTTCGCCACTGTTTGGTTGAATCTTATGTACTGTGTTGGATGATGAATTGAATGTATTCTTTGCAACGATAGCAATTTCATCAGTTAAATTAGCTGTATCTAATACAAAGTCATAGTCGGGAGACGATGGTGTCCCATTGAATGATAATATACGCTGATGACCATTGCATCCAGTTTCTATAGTTTGACCAGGTGTGATGTTCAAATTCATTAAATCTAAAACTGCAATACTATTAACTGTTCCCAATGAGTATTGTATATTCCCAATATTTGGATTGAATGTACTATATGATTCAGTGGTACATTCTTCATATGTAAACAATTCGCCACGATCAATAGTTTTAACATCATTGATGCGAGAGCGAACGTCTGCTAGTAAGTCATCCATATTATCAAATTCTTTCCAAGTAGATGGGATGAATTGGGATAATTCAGTTTCACTATTGGAGCGAATCACATTACTTGCGTCAAAAATACCAGATTTTTTAACGATCTTCGCTAGATATGTAGTTTGATCATCAGCTGTTTCTGGGGAGAATATGGGTTTTGTTGTACCATACCCATCAGCTGAATTGTATTGAAGTGATACATGGGAGCCATATACAGTAAATGATAATTCCCCATCATTCAGTAGTTTTTCTGGGATAGTTGGCGTAATATTAGTATAATTTATACTGGCTGCACCATCATAGGTACCATGATGTGTAGCGGATTCTTCATATAAACCGATAATCGGCTCTTTAAACCCGATAGCACCAAATGTTGCACTATCACCACTAATAACGCAATAAAAGTGAATTAGGTTCTTGAAGATATTTGTTTCTTTATCAAACGGTAAGTTGTCCGCAGGTAATGGAATACGATAGTATTTCGCTGTTTTTTGGTTACCTGACACGTCACTTACGTATAGTTGGATTTTCTTTTGGATAGCCATGTAAAAGGCTCCTTTCTATAAAAAAAAACCGAAATGTTTAATAGTTATAGATATGTCAATCATTGTTAGTTATATCACTCCCAAATCCAATTACGGATGACATTACTATAATCAAGATAATTTCTATCCAGTTGAGTATATAGAAAGGACATAATTACTTATGGCTATTGAAAAAAAAATCCGTCTCTATGTAAGCGAATCTACAGGTACAAATAAAGTATCTAAATATTTCCGTATTCCATTACCTGCGGATACTGATAATATGAACAGAACGACTAACCGATTTAAAGGTTTAGTTCGTATGTATGCTAAGGTATCTGCTGATACATTCTATATCGGCATGGTTCTTAAACCAGCGTTAGATGCAATTAGAATAGTTGAAGGTTATGATGATCAACTCACTCGTAACCTCACTCCAAATATCCCTGAAAAATTAATGAATGATGGCGAGGGTCTTATTCAATTCGGTTCTATCTATGAACATGGTAGAGGATATGATAAGATTAATTTCTTAGGAGACCTCAGCGAATATACATTAGGTGATGGTAACGAAGCTCGATTATATGGATATGCAAATAAAAAGAAAAATAATGTATTTACAGTATCCATTAAATCTGACTCCGAAAATGACTTATCTCAATTCGTTCCATCTACTTGGCAAGAATTTGATACAATTGACCAAGTGTTATCTGATATTAATACATGGGGTACTACTCCAGCTGAAAGTCGGGGTCCATTATTCTTCTCATATGATAAAACAGATTTTGTGAATGCTGGTGGTACTGGTATACTTGAATCATGTTCCACTTACAATGTAGACACTAACGCATTCGATGATAAAACAAGTCTTATTCCAGACGTTGTTACCCTTTCACCGTTTAGTGGTTCTGGTGAACTTACTATTACAGCACCAAATGCGACTCCATTTAGTAAAATATATGCTATCCCTTATAAAATTACATCTGGACATGATTTTAATAACGCAGTGGTCCAAGAATATACATTTACTGATGGCGTAGCAACTATTCCATTTAACAGTGCTAATGCTGATAATTATAACCAATTGGTACTTGCCGTGTCTCATGACATACTCGGTAACTTTACAGTTAATAGTATTAAGAACTAATATTTTTTTTAAATCTATAATAGATACTACCTTCGGGTAGTATCTATTTTTTTATTCCAATATCAACTCATCTCTAAAATATATATCATTACTATGAAACATACTACCCTATGGAAATT